ATCAACCTATGCCCCAGAACACATTAATGATCCTAATGTTAAACTATTTGTTGTGTATCCAGATAGTTTCAGCGAAGGGTTTAGTGTTGAGAGAGACCAAGTGCATCCGTCAATAAGCATTAACTCTACGGATAGTAGAGGCAGAGCGGTGTCTTCTGGTTGTTATGGAGACTGCGAAAATAATGAAGAATGTTTTGAAGGCGAAAAAAATAGTGCTAGATTGGAAAAATTGCAACTTAAACTAGATAGTTTAAAACCGCACTCTACCTTGTGGAGAGCTGTTAAAAGGGAGATCGATGGGGATAAGTGCCGCGATAATCAATGTGTAGACAGCAATTTTTGTCAAAGCGACGAAGACTGCGGGTCTTTTGATACGATTGATGGAGAAACTTTTTCCGAATATGAGTGTGTAGAAGGAGAGTGTATTGAAAAGTTGGGCTTACAGTCATCAATTTGTACGAGATTAGATCTAAATGGCTTTAAGATTTACTCTCCACCTCACGGATTCAAAACGCCATCAGGTAAAAAGCTTCTTTTTAACGAAGATTTTGACGCTAGGACCTATAGGTCTATTTTGGAATATCAAAAAAATGTTGAAGTTTTTGTTCCCAAAGTGGAACACATTATCCAAGATAATATAGAAAAGTTTGAAAAGGGTTTCTCCAAATTTAATGTAAATTTATACCAAGTTCCGATAGATGACTTGAATTTATTTTATAGAAAAGAATTGGCCACCCAAGTCTGTACCCCTAGTGATGAGTTGTTAGAAAAACTGCATGAAGATTTTAATTTAAATTTGTCTTACAATATTGAGCAACCGCGTAAAAGTATAAAAATATCTCTTGCTGGAGTTTCTAAACAATTAGGAGAAGATATGATAGCCAAGGGTTTAGAGTCTTTTGACATTAATATATCGGCGGACGGAGTTACTTCAAATTATGTTTTTGGAAATAGAATTATGCAGCCAGTTTCTGTAGATGTCACAAGAAGGTTAGTAGACATATTACAAAAACGAACTACCAAACACTTAAATTATACTCAGTCTGTACTGGGAATCCAAAATTAATGATATTAAGTGGCAAAAATTTTAGAAGTATTTCAGATCAAACTGGTAATTATAGTTATGTTTTTGGTGTTAAAACCAAGACAAAATCTTCAGACATTTATGTTGGTTTAACTGGGGATTATAACATAGACTATAGATTTATTAGTGGTAAAATTTTTGACAGGAATAGAGATTTTGTATCTAGCTATTCTAAAAACGGCAATTATATTATTTCTGGAAATTTAAAGAATAACCATCATGAATATTTCATAAACGGAGTCCCAAAAATTGTAGGAGAAACCGTTCCGAGTGGGAAAATATCTGGAGTGTTTGCTATTAACGAGGAGCCAGAAAATATTGATTTTAAATTTTATGGAGAAACCCCATCTTATTCGATTACTACGAGCTCCAATCAATTAATAAGTGGCCAAACCCTAACAGGTTTTATCAATAATAATAACCCATCTTTATCTTTTACAGTATTTACTGGCGAATTGTTAAATTCAGATATCCCAGCAACTTTTTCTATAGATAGTAATCAAGACGTAACAGGCTCAGCAGAATTTTATTTAACGCCATCGCAATCACAGAATTTAAGCGGAGTCGCCAATTTATTATTTTATACAAATTTTGGAGAAATAGAATATTCTTACAATCTAACTGGAGGAAATTTACCTTCAGTTATAAAGTCTAGTTATTACTTAACCTTACAGCCATTTAATCCAAATTTTGAGGGAAGTTCTGGGTCCCTTTCCATTACTAGTTATTACGCAAATTTTGATGGTGCGAACGTTAAAGTTTCCCTTTCTCACGTTTCTGGGCAGACTGGTGAAATATTTAGAGATAAAAGTTTTTCCAGAGGATTTAGTCATACTCAAGATGATAGCGTTACGGGAACAAATATAGTTTCTATTTTTAAAACTGGTTTGGTTTCTGGTTACAACGCTTCTGGCCTTATTCAAACTGGTATGGGGTCGGGGATTTTAACTGGATATGCCGAACCTACTGGACAGATCGTTAATGATTATGAGCTAGTTTTAACTGGACTGGCAAGCGGCTTCCTTGATACTGATATTAATTTGGCAGGATACGCAACATCTCGTTTCTTTGGGTTCGTTCCTTTTGGATCGAGTTCAATTTTAACTACAGCCAATGATATTGCGGGTACTGGGATTTTAAACCAAGAACAACTTACCGGGATTATTAGAACTGGTATAGGCGAAGCCCTATTTAATCCTTATGAATATTTGCCAACGGGAGAAATAAATCTTCAGTCAGGCGCATATAATACAAGAACTATAGAGAAATATATATCATATACTGGAGCAATCACTGGATATTACGATTTGGCTGCGAGTGGATATGCTGGATATATTATAGAAACTGGCATATTCGACCAGAATTTCTCTGGAAATGTTAAGAGGGGCGTATATACCTTTGACAAACAATATGATACGAATATTACTGGTTTTGATGCACTATTTGGAGCGGACACCATTGGGGAGATAGTTAGCGGAGGGCTGCCCGAAGTTACTGGCGAATCTTTTAGTTTAACTGGGAATTTAAAACTTTCTGCAAGTGGTGAGTGTTTAGAGGAGGTTCCAGTATATGATGTTTCAGGGTATAGCGTCAAATATCCTTACAACTTTAATATAGCTAATTTACTATTATCCTTATCCAAGTTAAACCCAAGCTTTACTGGGTCTATTATGACCGTAGAAAGAGCTAGTGATGGCGAAACTAAAGACATTTATTTTTACAATAAATATATTAATTATGAAAATATAAAGCAGTTCGCACAGTCTGGAGAAGTTTATATTAACGAATGGAAAGACCAATCTTTAAATAAAAATAATTATATTCCGAGTACAGTAGATAGGCCAAAAATATTAATTGGTCCTGGATTTTTTAATTCTGGAATATATTTTTATCAAAATTGGCTGGAAACAAGTAATTCTTTGGAATTTATTGACGGAGAAGATTATTCGATTATATTTAGTGGAGATTCTCCCTGTGATTTTCTGGCTGGTAGTTATTATAATTCATCTATCGATACTGGTGCTTTAAATGAAGGGTGGAATTTAGACGTTTGGAATGAAACCGTAAGATATACAGGTTATAATGAAGTTTCCATTCCTACAGTTACTGGGGATGGAAATCTATATATAAGCGCCATTGACGAGAATCAAAATATATATATAAACAATCTAATCTCTGAAATTTTCATATACCCTTTCGATGCTACAGCTATATACTCCCCGACTGGAGTCGTGAGTGGAGTCGGACCGCCAGTATATAGTATATTTGCCGATGTATCTGGTTATTATAATATTGATACAGACATACACCCACTGGGTCAAAAAACATCTTCTCAAAAAGCAGCAAACCTCGGAAACTGGGCAGTTTTCCCGCCATCTTATGACGAATATATAACTTCTTATAACCCATACACGCAAGTCACACAATTCCAATCCGAGCCTATCACTGGAGTTTCTTATGGGGCAGCTGGGGTTGGGAATTGGGTTGCTATGGGGATGAATGCGCCTATATCGCTAGTATTTTACGATCCAGAAACCGATATTGTTAAAAAATTTGCTTATTCGAAGGCTGTTCACAGCACCACAGCGGTTGGCAACTTGGCGGTTTTTGGAGTTAATGATTCTAGTAATTCGAAAGTCGCGGCTTATTGTTTCGACCCAGTAACAGAACAAGGCTTTGAATTAAATTATACTGGGAATATTGTCTCAGAGGACAGCATCCTGTTTCGTCAATCTGCGACGGTCGGAGACTGGGCTGTTTTTTGCCCAAATAATTCAGAACAAATTATTGCAGTCAATCCATCTTCTACAACTACTAATCAAGTGCAACATATGCAGCCACGGATAACTGGAGATGCTGGTCAACTTGCTCCATTCATGTTTTCGGGACCAGCTGTTGTTGGGGACTGGGCGGTTATGGCAGGGCGCACTGGAAGCGTTGTCTCTTATAACCCAACTGCAAATGACCTATATATACATCCGCAAGAAATACCTGCAATCCCGATGTCATTTGCTGAAAGAAATGGCAGCTATTACCCAAGATTTGGCACACCAACTGTAGTTGGTGATTGGGCAGTTTTTCCGCCGTTGAGGGGAACTGGTATTCTAGCTTATAATCCGATAACTAGAATCCAGAAAAGTTTATATTTTAATGGGGAAGATTTTGAAATAAGCAATCCTGAGGAAGCAACTAACTTTAGTTCTGCAGCTACATTAGGAAAATGGGCGATATTTGCGCCACAAAGTGCTTCAGCATCTCTGGCTTATGATCCAGTAGAAAATGTATATCATAAGTTTTATAACGAACTTACGGAAGGGTACACCATGTCCACCACTGTAAATGACGAATGGGTAGTACAATATCCAAATACAGCAGATTCCTTTGCGAGTATAAAAATTGCTAATCCCTTTTCTAATCCTTTTGATTTCTTATGCCCTCAAGAGGTAATACTGTTTACTGTAGATACCTCGATTAACACATCGCTTGAGGTTGAACTAGATCCATTACTCAGCTATTCAGCAGTAATTGATTGGGGCGATGGAAGTACTGATACATTCCTAGATGGAATTGTACCCTCAAGTATTTCACACACCTATGCTACGGTTGGTACATTCGAAGTAATTGTAACTGCAACTTCAGTTCCTAAGTTTGAGTTATCTTCAGAGCTGAATGTAGTTTCCGCAATTCTTGAAAATTTACTTCAAACTACAGAAAATATGTTCTTTGCATGCCGTAACCTGCAAAGCGCGACCATCGGCGACGGCATCACCAGCATCGGGGATCGCGCATTCCAAAACTGCGTTAGCCTGAGAAGCATCATCATCGGCAACAGCGTCACTAGCATCGGGATTGAAGCATTCTTATTTTGCTGGTTACTGAATGCAATCACTTTGCCAGACAGCCTCAAAAGCATCGGGTCTAGCGCATTCCGAATTTGCGAACGCGTGCAGAGCATCACCGTTCCAGACAGCGTCACCAGCATCGGGGATCGCGCATTCTCTCAAATGGAACGCCTGACGAGCGTCACACTTCCAAATAATGTTGACTTTACCAGAATCGAAGAGTACACGTTCGCTGACACTAGCCTGACGAGCATCACCATTCCCGACAGCGTCACCTACATCGGGAATGGCGCATTCGCTGACACTAGCCTGACGAGCATCACCATTCCCGCCAGCGTCACCAGCAAAGGGAGTCTCATATTCAATGACTGCGATCTGCTGACGAACATTGTGGTTGATAGCGCCAATCCGAATTTCAGTTCGACAGGACCACTGTTACTCAACAAGTCAGGGAGTATTGTGTTGGAAGGTTTCGGTGTCAGCGGTGATTTTACCATTCCTAGCACCATTAACGTCATCGCTTTTGCCGCATTCACTGGCACTGGCCTGACGAGCATCACGATTCCTGACAGCGTCGAAAACATGGGTGCTGCAACATTCGCTAACTGCGAAAACCTGACTAGCGCCACCATTGGCAACGGCGTCGTCCTCTTGGGGGAAGGCACATTCCGGAGATGCTATAATTTATCAGTCGTTAACCTCTCTATACCTAAATCCGTAATAGATGGAGCTAGCTCAATGGATGGAGTTCCAGATACTTTCGAATATACAGCACCCCTTCTTACCATTAATGTTCCAATTGGCACTCCTGGTTGGGTAGCTGGAACTGGTCTGACAATTGGTGGTAACACAAATGTAACGGTCAATATAGGCGAGCCAGCGTTAGAGCCATTACTTTTTACTGTAGATACCTCGATTAGCACATCGCTTATTATCGATCTAGATCCATCTCTCAGCTATTCAGCAGTAATTGATTGGGGCGATGGAAGTACTGATACATTATTAGATGGAATTGTACCCGCGAGTATTTCACACACCTATGCTACGGTTAATACATTCGAAGTAAGTGTAAGTGGAACTTCAGTTCCTAAGTTTGAGTTATCTTCAGAGCTGAATGTAGTTTCCGCAATTCTTGAAAATTTACCTCAAACTACAGAAGACATCTTCAATTCCTGCACTGGCCTGACGAGCGTCACCATCGGCAACAGACTCACCAGCATCGGGTCTGGCGCATTCTATGGCTGTACTGGCCTGACGAGCGTCACGATTCCCGAAAGCGTCGAAACCATCGGGAATAGCGCATTCCAAAGCTGCAGCCTGACGAGCATCACGATTCCCGATAGCGTCACCAGCATCGGGGGTGCCGCATTCGCGGAATGCACTGACTTGGCGACCGTCACCCTTCCAAATAATATTAACTTCACCAGCATCGAGGATTTCGCATTCGGTGGCTGCACTGGCCTGACGAGCATCACCATTCCCAACAGCGTCGAAACCATCGGGTATCAGGCATTTGAGAACTGCTATATCCTTACGAGCGTCACCATCGGCAATAACGTCGAGAGCATCGGGATTGAAGCATTCATGTCCACTGGCCTGACGAGCGTCACCATTCCCATTAGCGTCACCAGTATCGGGATTAACGCATTCCGTAACTGCAGTGACTTGGCGACCGTTGATTTGTCCGTGCCTAAAACAGTCATAGATTCAGCTACAAATGTTTTCTTTAACACAGCATCCCTTCTTACCATTAATGTTCCATATGGCACTTCTGGTTGGGTAGCTGGAACTGGCCTGACAATTGGTGGTAACACAAATGTAACGGTTAATATAATAACACCAGAAGCGATGCTGTTTACTGTCGATGCTTCGATTAATACATCGTTTCTGGTTAGACGCGATTCCAGGGATATTTATTCTGGAGCAATTGTTTGGGGTGATGGAAGTGCTGACGAAGCCCTATCTGGAAGTGGTATTGTAATTATTGAACACACCTTCCCTTCTACTGAAGTATATCAAGGAATGATAATTGGAACTTCAGTTCCTAGTATTAGTTTCGATTATAATCGAAGTTTAACATCATTTGAAAATCTTGGAGACGTGGGCCTCAACAGTACAGAAGGTATGTTTACAAACTGCATTGGACTGACGAGCGTCACAATTTCCGACAGCCTCACTAGAATTGATAATGGCACATTCCGTGACTGCATTAGCCTGACGAGTATCACGATTCCCGACAGCGTCACCTACATCGGGAATGGCGCATTCTGGGGCACTGGCCTAACGAGTATCACTATTTCCGACAACGTCACCACTATTGGGGGTGCCGCATTCAGAGAGTGCGCTGACTTGGCGAGCGTCATCATCGGAAACGGAGTTGAAGTGATCAGCGGCAATGTATTCGCGGAATGCACTGACTTGGCGACCGTCACCATTGGCAACAGCGTCACCAGCATTGAGCAGTACGCATTCCAAGGCTGCACTGGCCTGACGACCATCACCATTCCCGACAGTGTAGAAATTATCGATACTTCCGCATTCCGGAACTGCAGCGGCCTGACGACCATCACCATTGGCAACAGCGTCACCAGCATAAGGAGCGGCGCATTCGATAACTCTGGCCTGACGAGCGTCACCATTCCCAACAGCGTCACCAGCATCTTGAATGAAGCATTCCAAAGCTGCACTGACTTGGTGAGTGTAACCCTTCCAAATAATGTTAACTTCACCAGTATCGAGCAGAGAGCATTCAAAAACTGTGGCCTGACGAACGTCATCATTCCTGAAAACGTCACCAGACTAGAGTCTGGCGCATTCCAAGGCTGCACTAGCCTAGCGAGCGTCATCATCGGCAACGGAGTTGAATTCATCAGCAACGATGTATTCCAGGGCTGTACTGGCCTGACGAGCGTCACCATCGGCAATAACGTCGAGAGCATCGGGATTACAGCATTCGAGGACTGCTCTGATTTGGCGAGCATCACCATTCCCGACAGCGTCACCAGCATAAGGAGCGGCGCATTCCGTAACTGCACTAGCCTGACGAGCATCACCATTCCCGACAGCGTCACCAACTTCGAGAATTACGCATTCGAGGACTGCTCTGATTTGGCGACCGTTAATTTCTCTATTCCTAAAACAGTCATAGATTCAGCTCCATATATTTTCTCAGGCACAGCACCCCTTCTTACTATAAATGTTCCATATGGCACTGCTGGTTGGACAGCTGGAACTGGCCTGACAATTGGTGGTAACACAAATGTAACGGTTAATATAATACTACCAGAAGCGATGCTGTTTACTGTCGATGCTTCGATTAATACATCGTTTCAGGTTGAACTAGATCCATTACTCAGCTATTCAGCAGTAATTGATTGGGGCGATGGAAGTACTAATACATTATTAGATGGAATTGTACCCGCGAGTATTTCACACACCTATGCTACGGTTAATACATTCGAAGTAATTGTAACTGGAACTTCAATTCCTAAGTTTGAGTTATCTTCAGAGCTGAATTTAACATCATTTGAAAATCTTGGAGACGTGGGCCTCAACAGTACAGCAAATATGTTTTCAAACTGCACTGGACTGACGAGCGTCACAATTTCCGACAGCCTCACTATAATTGATGGTGGCACATTCAGTGGCTGCACTGGCCTGACGAGCATCATCATTCCCGACAGCGTCGAAACCATCGGGCTTAATGCATTCCGTGGCACTGACCTCGCGAGCGCCACTCTTCCAAATAATGTTGGCTTCACCAGAGTTGAAAATTACTTATTCTATCAATGCACTAGCCTGTCGAGCGTCACCATTCCCAACAGCGTCACCAGTATCGGGTCTGCCGTATTCAACGAATGCATTAGCCTGACGAGTATCACGATTCCCGATAGCGTCGAAACCATCGGGGGTGTCGCATTCAAAAACTGTGGCCTGACGAGTATCACTATTCCCGACAACGTCACCACTATTGGGGGTGCCGCATTCGCTTACTGCACTGACTTGGCGACCGTCATCATCGGCAACGGAGTTGAAGTGATCAGCACCGGTGTCTTCGAGGAATGTACTGGCCTGTCGAGCGTCACCATTGGCAACAGCGTCACCAGCATCGGGTCTCAAGCATTCTATTTCTGTAGCAGCCTGTCGAGCATCACCATTCCCGACAGTGTAGAAATTATCGATACTTCCGCATTCCGGAACTGCAGCAGCCTGACGAGTATCACCATTGCCAACAGCGTCTCCAGCATCGGTAATTACGCATTCGCTGACACTAGCCTGACGAGCATCACCATTCCAGACAGCGTCGAAACCATCGGGACTCGCGCATTCAATAGCTGCTTTAACCTGACGAGCATCACCCTCCCAACTAACGTTAATTTCACCAGTATCGAGAATAACACATTCCAAAGCTGCGTTCGTTTGGCGAGCATCACCATTCCCAACAGCGTCGAAACCATCGGGAATTTAGCATTCCAGTTCTGCGACTTGACGAGCATCACCATTCCCAACAGCGTCACCAGCATCGGGTATAGCGCATTCCAGTTCTGCAATGGCCTGGCGAGCGTTAATTTGTCCGTGCCTAAAACAGTCATAGATTCAGCTACAAATATTTTCTCAAGCACAGCATCCCCTCTTACTATAAATGTACCAGTTGGCACTTCTGGTTGGGTAGCTGGAACTGGCCAAACAATTGGTGGAAATACAAACGTAACTGTTAATATAGTATAAATACTGGTAGTTACATTGTATAGATTGACGCTCCTAAAAAATACAATGATGATAATGCATTTTATTCAGCTTATTTAAAAGTTTATCAAAAGCCGAGCAATTAATTCAAATCTTGCAAAAAAAGCAAGATAAGGTTTATTTATAATTGTGCGAATAACTATGCAAGAAACATAAAAAAGAATGCTCAGATTTAGATATGACTTTAGAGCACTTCTTTTATAATCATATAGACTATGCAGTTATCTATGCTAAGTTTAGAGTGACTCCATAGACAAGATTATTTACTAAGATAAAACCGCTTAAATACTTCAAAATTTACAATTGAGATGAAAAATATTATTGGATAATATATTACATTAAATCCTATTAAGCTAATAAAAAAAGACACCCAAACATTAAAACAAATTGGGCATCTTATTAGTCCAGATAATGTAAAATCAGACCAAAATATTTTAATATCCTTATGAAGGAAAATATAATCTTCAGCTTGATCTACACTTTCAAAGTCTTTTCTAAAAATAGTATTTACAAAATGTAACTTAAAGTCAGTTAGAAAGAAGGCAGAAAGTATTAAAAAATTTAAGCAACTTAAAATTATGACTTCTTGTATCATTTCTTGTATTCATTAATTAGACCAACTAGCTCAAGTATTTTTTTCTTGTTAATTTCGTGCCAGTCAGAATAGCTTGCCCAATCAGAATATTCATCCTCTTTAAGCCAAGCAGTTTCCTTATTTTCTTTAACCTGTTTGCGCAAGAAAGCTTTAAAACTGTCGAATTCTGAAATTTTAAGAATAGACTTAACCTTGTTTTTTAGGGTTACGTCGGGTCCAGTTGGAGCATCCTTACCACTCTTGTGTTCTTCTTCTTTTGGAGCATCTCCAATTTCATCTTTGCCAAGATAGGGTATATTGAAATAAGCCTTTACTGCGCGAATGAAAGATCGATTTTCACTCATTGCAGCAAGGTAATATTTTGTAAAACTCTTACAGTTATTAAAATGTGTATCTGCGATACCAGAAGTTAATTGGCCATTCTGCCACAGGATCTCACAGGAGAGCCCACAGTAGCCTTGATCGGCAGCTCCGAGGGGAACGTACCTAATGGAGGAAAAGCCCTCCTTGTGGAGTAAGTCTTTAAAAAACTGTAATAACAAAACTTCTACTCCTGACTTTTCGTCCTTACCTTTGAATTTGGGATTTTCGTCTAGGTATTTTTCCCAATCAAATTTCGTTGGATGGATAGGAGATGTGGGAGTTGCTTCTTTTTTTGTTTTTTTACTCATAATTTCTTTTTTAGATGTTAGAGAATTTGTTACGTTTGTCGAAGCTAGTTCAATAATATTTTTAGTATTATCTTCAAGCCAAGTTTCATAAATCTCATTGGCCAGAGGAATCACATTCCCGACTCCAGACTTTTTTATGTATCTTTTAAGATCATAATATTCTTTTTTCTTTTTGGACATTTTAAATATCTAATAATTGTTTAAGTTCTTTTTGTGTGAAGAAGGAAAATTCATAAAAATAACCGTTAAGATTTTCAATCCCATCCTCCATCATTTGCTCGATATCTATATCTTCATCATCATCTTCATCAATATGAAGATCTAATACATGATGGTTGAGCTCTTTAATTTTTACCAAACAGGGATAATCTTCTGGCTCTTCGTTAAAAAAGCCAGCATTCATATTACTGGTTTCAGCATCCTGAATAAGCATTTCTTTTAGTTTTTCGAAATCTTTGGGATTTTTTAATATTGATGATTGCATAATTATTTATTAGATTGAAAGTTTTTTACCAGAGTAGTAATTTTTATTTTAAAAAGATTTTTGGTTCTAAGAATTTTGCTAATTCAAGCAATACTTCTGCTTCAGAGTTTGCCCAAAAGGTTTTTTCTTGAAATAAACAAAAAAAGACCTGATCTATCTGGCAATACTCAATTTGAATTAACATATGATTCTAAAATGCTCCATTTCCTTTATAAAGTCAAGACTTTTTTCGCCAATTTCTAAAATATTCTCTTGTGGGCTTTTTAAGGGGCGATTATTTTTCCAATCCTGCTTGCTCATGTAAATCTTACCATCACTCAAAAGATATTTGTAACTTTTATATTTAGCGCCTTTTGGAATTTCAATATCATATTCTTTGTATTTATACATGTGAACGGTATCAATGTCCAGCAGTCTAAATCTGATATCGTTAATATTTTCTTTATCATCTGACCATAACCGAGTTTGAATCCCAATTTTACGCAATTTTTTAATATAGCCTAAATCGCAGTTCATATCAACCTTGAAACTGATATCTTGGATATTATTTTTAAATTGTTGATATAAATTTAAGGGAGTTTCTTTGTCAGTAATAATCGAATACTTATATATTGACAAATTTTCACAAAGCATTTTTTCATCATATTCATAATCACATCTCATTACTGGAGTCTTTCCCTGAAGAGACTCAGGGTTGACTACTACGTTAGGAATTACTTCGATTACTTGATTACCATAAGAAGAGCCGATAAGAATAGTTTCTACTTTTATTGGATCTATACCTAATTGATCAAAAACCGAATTAATAACCTCTTCTGGTTTTATATAATTAATAGTCTTCGGGGATTCTTGAGGTGCAAATGACGGATTTTTACCGTCTCTATGCGATTCAATTAATTTAGCACTTTTGCTAAAGTGAGGCCCATGATTAACTGGAGTCGTTGGTCCATAAAGGGCAACAATTGGGGTATCGTGTAACCCTGCGTGGTGCACAGCAAAGCTATCATTTCCGATATGTAATTTAGAGTTTCGCAATACATAAAATGTTTGGTTGATATTTAGCTTGTTGATCAAATTTATGCAATAGGGATATTCCTTGCAATCGCGACCAATGTGTAGAATTTCATAACCCATTTCTTTTAGTTTGGGAGCTATAACCTCCAGAACATCAAGATAATAATCATAATTTTTACTTTCCATCCCAGATGAAGTTTGGATTGTAATATATTTTGAGGGCACTGGATAAAAATCTTCACTTGGAGCTAGTTTGTTGATTTTAAATCCAGTAGAGAGTGAGTATCTTTCTAGTAGGTTCATGTGGATATAATAATGTGCTCAATTAGTTGGATAATATCTTTCATTTTTTAATTAACTTTCTTTCCTTTAGACTTAGATTCAACCAGCATTTCTGGCTGATTATTGCTAAGGTAATTTAGATGCTTTTGAGTATCCACCGCTGGCATAACAAAAATTCCCAAACCCTTTTCCTGACCCGCTCCGATTACATACATCTCTTGTTCAAGCATCGGGTTGAATGGTATCATATTATCAATAAAAGCACAACCCTTGAATACATCAAAATATTGAGGCTCTGTTACAATGTTAATATTATGATCTGGATATGAATGTCGGCAGGATTGAAGTAGCGACAAACAAATAATACAATCTCCGAGAGACTCTTTGATTACAAAGAATAAATCTTCCTTGCCGTTATTAAGCACGGAGTCTTTAAAATTTATTTCTTTTGTTTGAGCATCTTTAGAGGCTATTTGTTGGAAAATTGAAACAATCTTGTCCTTAGATTCTCCATTTGACAGTCTACCAATCCAGTGCTGCATACCTTGTTCGTCTGGATATTGCGAGTCTAGGAATCCAGAGTACAGGCTTTTAATAAATGATTCTTCATCTAAAGAAGTATCGGCCACGAAAGAAGGATTGGGTTTTTTGTTGTCATCAAATTTAACCTTAGAATAATCTACTTTTGGCATGCTGTCAAAAATACTTGACCACTGATTGGCAACCACTTTTGAGTCAAACTTTTTAATTGCCCACTCCCTGCTCTTTCGTCCGATCTCTTTTCTCTTGGACTCATCCATCTGTTCAATTTTGCGCATAAACTTAACACAATCTTGTACGGAAGGTTCGGCCTTAATAAAACCACTATTGCACTCCGATGTCTCTACATATTTTATTTCGGTTACCTGTGGACACTCTAGATATGTTGAGCCGCATGAGTAACCTATTGTCGCTAATGGAAGGGCGTTCAGGAGGCTTTCTGCACAATGATACTCGAATCCACCAGACGTATAAACACTTAGAGCACAATCACTTATACCATAAATATATTTCATTTCATCATCACTAACTCCGTTGGTTATAGATGCTGAATCTTGGCACTTTTGCCCGTTGCAAAATTTACAATTCTGTTGCTCACCATTATATGGTTTGATTTCAAACTGTTTACACTCCTTGCAAACGTAAGTTGTTAAAACATCTGACATTTCTAGCCCATTTTCTTCAATAAGCCTAGCCAAGGGCCATCCCTCGGTCCAAGAAGTGTGAACTGCTAATCGCACCCTTTTACTTCCTGAGTATTGCTTTTTATAAGAAGCTAGAGCTTTAATGAGAGTGTCGAATTTTTTTCTTAATTGGTTTCTTCCAACAAAATTAATTAAGATATCATCTTGCGGAATTCCAAATTTATTGCGCAAATCCCTCTTTTCAATATTAGATATTGGCTCATACTTATCTATCTCAATCGCCGCTGGGATAGTACCAATGTTATAATTTGTTTTAATTTCTTTTTTTGCGAGACCATCCTTTAAGGCCTTTTCCCCGAATGGCGACCAAGAATAAGTATGGCAATTTTTAGCGAGCTCGAAAGATTCTGGAAGCAGGGCTAGGGAATCAAAAGTTATATGAGAGATCAAATTAACCCCTTTAGACCACTCCTTCTTTGTATAATAATCTAAGGGTGCTGCCCATAGGTCGTCAGATATGCAGACAATATCTGGCTTATGTTCCTTTATCGCGCTTTCCAGTGTTATTGCCCCATACGCAGCTAATCTACCGTAATGAGGGTCTTGCTGATATCTATGCTGTTGCTGCGGGTTCGATGAAAGTACAGGCAAAGTCTTCCAAGGGTACATCTCTAATTTTGGGTCTCCTTCTAGAGTGCCTTGGCACAAATGAATTATTTCATGTTTGCCATACCACTCTTTGAAAAGTGCTTTTGTATTTCGGCTAAGTCCCGTTTTAAGCCATAAGGCGTTGCTAATCCATAAGATTTTTTTAGACATATACTAGTATCACGAAAAAGATTAAAAATACAATAAAAAATCCCGCCATTTCTGGCGGGATTGAAATTGAATTATTTAACTAATTTAAAAGGGAAGATCTTCATCTGCATCAAAAGATTCCTCCTCTTTGATGCTAGAAGCTTCCTGTTTGTCTTCAGAGACTTCTTGATAAGATGGCTTTTCATCTCCGTCAAATTGCTCAAAGAATTCTTCCGTCTTCCCCCATAAAAAGTCTTCCACTTCGGAGAAATCCCAAGTTTCCTTGCCCTTTACATTTTTCTTTAAAGGTTGAGGTAGCCCATTGGGGTTATCTCTTGTATAGTGCCAATTGACTCGCTCTCCCTCTTGTTCAATGATCATTACTGGCTTGCCCTCCTCACCCTTGCGCGTTGAAGGGAAGATGGTGATTTCTACAGACTTTTGAACATTGATATTGGGAGCCGACTTACAAAATGAGTCTCTAAGCGAAGAGTTCCAAGGAAGATTAAGATTGAAAATTTCATCACCGTCTTTAAACTTAATGACGATTGACTCGATAACCAATCCTCCGACTTCCTTTCGCTTAACTTCTCCTCCAACAATGTATCCATCTACACTCTTGAAGAAAACTTCATATACGCTCTTGCCTTCGTTTTTGCCTTGAGTGATCTTGCGCTCTTTAGCTCCGTCTGTTCCCTCAGGAACGCGAAGGGAAATTCTGCCATTTGTTACGCCAAGAAATTTCCCGCTGTTTGTGTTTTTGTTTAGTCCCATAATTTATGTTTTTTTGTGTTAGATACTCCAGAATTGGAGTATATTAAATTTATTTATACTATATATATTACAGTTTGTCAACTGTTTTGTGAGAATACTATAAACTTTTATTTGCGATTAATTATCCGTAAGATCGTCAAAACTTATAAAATCATTTTCGACTTTTTCGGGCCTGTCTTTATGGTGCTTATACCCTTTTTCTTTTTTAAAATCATTAAAGAACTTATTTTGTTCAGGGTCATAACCCATTTTAGATTTTCTCTCTTCGCTCAATTCTTTGGAGTAGTCAAGAATGTCACCATAAGTTCCCTTCATTTTACCAGTTTTATCAATAAATCTCTTTTTATCAAACGCATCTATCTTAGAAGAACCTTGACTATTGAATTTAGGCTTTTCCCATATTCTTTCCCATTTTACCCCATCTTTAATATATTCGTGAGTTTCGCTCATTGATTGAATTATTTCAATAATATCTTCTGAGTCTGCTGGATTTGAATAAGTATATAGAGGCATATTAAATGTTTTTAAATTTATCTTTTTTTTATTATAAGATAATGTTTATATTTTTCAACAAAAAAACTCGCCCCACTATGCAGGGCGAGCTGATATAAATAATAATTATATTATTTTTCTAATTTTTCTTTAACTTTATTAGCAATATCGTCAATTTGATCCGCGAAGGGAGCAACTGATTTTACGTTATTCCTATAAAAGAAAATGCCAGTCACGATGCCAGCGATGTACAGTCCTATTCCAGTTAACATACTCATAGTAATTAATTACAGCTGTTTTTGATTTTTGGGAGAATTAATAGCAAATAATAAAAATATTTTAAACAAGTGCCAAGGGTTTAAATAACTTTAGCGTTTTGCAATTCTTTCTTTCTATTATTATAAGTTTTAGTATCAAGCTTATGCCTAACTTGTTTTAGCTTATAAAGCTTTTCTTCGATTAGTAAATTCGGATCAATAGAATAACTGTCGATGTCTGAGGTGTCAATTTGACTCTCTTGACGGACAAGCTTAGCCTTAAATAATCTCCAAATCTTAAAACGATATAAGAATATATTAATTTTCTTAAGCACCAGAACTCCCAAATCCATTAGAACCTCGATCACTATCACCAAGTTCGCTAACTTCAAGAACGTCAGATGAGTTTACAGGTACAATTACTAATTGAGCAATTTTATCTCCAGCTTCGAATTTAATCTTTGCGTTACGAATGAATCTACTTCGATCCTCGCTGTGACAAAAACCCTCAGGGTAGACCATAATTACTTCCACCTCTCCAGTATAGCCCTCGTCTATAACCCCGCCCTTGATTTCAATCCCGCGAGATGCTAGGCCGCTCTTCTCTTTAACAAAACCCACATGGCCTTTTGGAATTTGGATTGCGATTCCAGTTGATACCAACTTTCTTTCGCTTTTTTGAATTGTAAACTCCTCAACACAAAACAAATCTAGGCCAGCATCCGTTTTGTGTGCTCGAACTGGGATATTTGCATTGTCTTGAAGCTTCTTTACTTTGATAGAACAAGCATTCGCTTGGGGCTTTGAGGCCTTAACCTTTACTTGTGCAGGTGTTACGCTCTTCGCGTCCGTTTTGTTATTAGAGTCTTTATTTTCGACTTTAGATGTTTTTTTAATTACTGTCTTTTTCTTTGTCATTAGATTTGCTTATATGCCCTTTTTAATGATTTATATCGATCTTTAGCAGATAGATATTCCTTGAGTTTTTTAACTTCAGAATCATGGCTAATCGAAAAGCTTGCCATTTTTCTCAATTCTTTTGCTCTTTTCCCTCTCATGTTATGAGATTTTACTAACTGAATTTACGTGGTACTTTACCTGTCCACGTTCGCCAGAATATTTATCGAAAGTCACATATGACTCACCAACATTCTTGATTCGACCGACGAACTTCTGTTCGCCACTTTTATTTCCAATAGTAACAGTATTGAAACGACCTTTGCTTTTTGTTTTGATTCCCTTTATTGCTGTATTTTTCATAATATTATCTAAAAATTTTATCGAATAGTTTTTCAAATGCACTCTTAATGTCTGGTAAGTCTTCTTTATTTTTGAGTGCGCGATCTTTAGCTTGCCTTAGTTGATTCGGCGTAAACAGATAGTCGTCACCTTCAGAGTGAAGATGATAGTAAACAGGAGCAGCAGAAATATACTTATCCTTGTTGTGAACTTCAGCGAAGTTTCCTTTAACTTTTCTTGATTTTAATACTTTGTTCATAATATATTTTCTAATAGTTTAGTAGCCATCTTCTCATAACTAAACTCATTTGTCAAGTTATTTTTTTTATTTTTTGATTTTAACGCATTATTTATTTGATTTACCATCTCTTCTTCTTCGAAGTCATAAATATTTCCAGAATTAAAGGGAGCCCTTTTATCAAAAAACATTCCATCATCTGCGGAAATTTTACCACTAGATTTTACAATCCAAGAATTACTTTCATTTGCCCACTCTTTTAGACCAGAGTTGCAATGAACAACAGCCTTTTTGCCGAGTCCAGCCATGTGAAAAGATGGCAGAGACCAGCTTTCACCGCCAGAACCATCAACTACAATATCTGCTATATTATAGCACTTGTTGAGTTCGATCAACTTTGGAAAGTGTCCCATTAAAACGAAATTGTCTGGGATCTTGCCGCCGCAAGCTTCTTGAATTAACTGGAGATTTATCGCACTGCATCTCTCAGCATTTTGCTGATCATAGAATGAGTTAAAAACATGTAGGTGTATTCTAAACTTATAATTATTTCCCCAATTATCTGCCAATAACTTAATCATCTTAGCTGTTCGCTTACGATGTTCGAATTTACCAGCTAGTGCAATGACAGTAGGATTATCTTTGTAAGGCTCTACCTCTACGGGCTTAAATGCTAGAGAGTTATATCCGAGTGGAATAGTAGAAATATTTTTGACCCCGTATTCTTCTCCGACCTTTTCAGTAAAACTACATGGAGAAAAAACTTTCTCAAAATTATTTAAAATATTCTTTTCAGTTTTTGTCATCTGGTCAAGCTCATGGAAAAAGTATAGAAAGTTATTTTTCCCCACTGTTTCATGACTGCCATTAATGTGCCAAAGCTTCAAGGTTGGATCGCTTGATTTGAATTCTGTTTGAGATTTGCCACAACAGTGTTGAAGCCATTTTGAAAAATCTTCAGGTAGAATTCCGTCAAAAGAAGATATATCTGGGTTCCCGATTAAAAAAACATTTGGTTCTAATTTTTTTAAAAAAATTTCATAAAGTATATTGGTTGCAACCTGTCCGAGGCTAGTCGAATTAATTGGAAATTGTAAATTAAATTGTGTCATATTCTTTTTTTGTTAAAATCTCTTTGTCTAGTTTGGTTAATTTCTGAGGAGTATTGAATAAAAGTTCTTTATTTTTAGAATAATATCCAATAACTAACTCTTCTCCGTTTATCATTCTACTAATCGGGCTTAATCTTCCTTTTTTTGCTTTTTTAATTAATTGTTTATCTCTCAATAGATTTCCTTTATTAAAATTTTCTTAAATCTATTAATTTGGCGGTTGTACTTTTGTCTAACCCATTCATAGCTATATTTACCATCAAACAGAGCTTCGATTTCCTTCAAAGTATGACCCTCCAACCTTTTGATTAAGATAAACCTATCTTCTTTATTAGAGATGTTATCTTTGACATATTCATAAATCTCTTCCATGTCCGAGCTAAAATGCTGGCTTCCGTCCCAATCATGGATTTCTGATGCTTTTTTGCTCCGAGACATGTAGTTATGGCAAGTCCAAAAAGTTTTATTACCAAGCCAAGTATTAAACTGACCCCTTTCCGCCTTGTACTCTTTCGCTACTTCATAAAAAAATGTCAAAGGATTTTCTTCTAAATCTCTGACTTCCATCACACTGTGGAACTTTCTCGCTTTTTGATGAAATATACCAGAGTGTCGATTCTGGAGCTCTTCCAGACAACCAGAAACCTCTTTGTTTTCCTTAATATTGGACGTCAGCTCTATGTCTGAAAGTTTAGAAATTTCCGAAATCATGTACTAGTATCTATTAAGTTTGAAATAATTCAATTATTTTTTTAACATTTCTGGGTTTTCATAAATATTGCCAAGAATTTTTATTCCAGCTTTATTTTCTTGGGTCAGATAGTCACCCAGATAATGAGTATCTTTATCAAAACTTGAACCATCCAGAATGAAGGCTGCATTATTGAACTTAATAACCCCTATGTCGTAAGATATTGTTTCGCCTCCTTCCTCTAAAATAAAAACACAAATGTCTCCTTCATAAATTTCTTCACCATCTTCAGATAAAAGCTCAGTAGATTTTAGAGTGAGCGCATTAATCTGTCTTAACATCTTATTATCGCAAAAATGGTTTTTGAATATTTTACCAGATAAAGAAGAGTAATACTCATGTTTGTCGCTATTATCTACAAAACAATTAAGTCCTTTGTCCCAGATTTTAAAATTAAACATATTATAAATTTATCTTTGCTGCTTCATCAATTTGAGTATGAGGATCTTTTGCGTCTGGGTATCTTTCGATAATTTCTGCAGCCTTTTTGTTTAATTCCTGAATCCAACCGTCCTTTATTTTTGGGGGTCTGTCATCCGTAAACTTTTCATTGATCATTGCATCCCTCAAAACTGAAAGACAGGATAGAGCTTTTGTAACATGTGATATGCCACTGTCTGGATCAATGTCCTCTCCTTCCCACCAAGCCATTAAATGCCTCATTGCTGCATCATAATAGACCGAAGATCTAACTCCGATTACCCTATAATTATGCCTTCCATATTTTCTATCTCCCTCTAACATCGCAAGCCCCATTTCCATTAAGACTGGTGCTGAAACTGTTGACATAGGGGCTTTTTTTATTCCAATTGCGTCCTTGGGATTTGAATTTTTAATAATCATATTTATAATATATAAACTATATATAAAATTATGTCAAGTATTTAAAAGGTTTACTTGACATTAAACCCCTGATGATGTATATTGTTGATTATGGAAATAAAAGGACAAGTAATTATACATTTTGAAATATCAGATTTAGATAATATTTCATCTGCGATTCTATTTGGGGAAAATTTGAGTCCCCATCAAATAGAAAAAATATCAAAACATTTGCTTTCTAAAAAAGAGATCAGACAGCAATCCGAGATAATAGCAGAGATGATGAAACAAAATGAAAAAGAATATTAAAAATATACCAAAAAAGCCATTGAGAGATTCTTTCAAAGGAATATGGATACCCAGAAGCGTATGTTTGAATACAGACCTTACCAATACAGAGCAAAAGCTAATGGGCGTTATTTACGCACTTTCTCAGACCAAAGAATCTGGTAAATATGGGGGATGTTTTGCAACAAACTCATATCTTGCAACTATTATGTCAACAAGCAAGGGCTCTATAGCAAAAATGCTTTCAGATTTGAGAAACAAAAAACAGATAAAAACTGTTGAAAGTCAGCACTTTATGAACGATAAAATAAGAGTTTTGAAGGTTATTAATTCCATAAAAGACTTCAAAGAGGGGTTTAATGTAGATTAATAGGGGGTTTAATGTGAAGTAAACTAGGGTTTAATATTATTAAACCATATAGTATAGAGATATAAAAGTAGATAGAAAAGTATTATATTTCATATAATACCCAGAACTTGGTTTTGATGTATTTTTCGTGACACTCAAAATACTAATATTCATCGTTCCTCAGAATATCAAAAATGATATTTAATTTGAATAAATGTATTTAAATTTGTTAATGAAAAGTGCTGTGCGAAATCGAGTCAAACGAATGCTAAACTCAATGCATTAGATAAAAGAAATTAATGCTTGACTTATGCTTAAAAATGATCTAGATTTGTAATTAATGGAACAAGCAACACAACTATCATTTGAAGATGAATTCTACGAACAGTTTTCTATAGATTCTGGAATTATCGCCTTTTTTGCATCGATGCAAAATTCAGAAGATCCTTTGAAATCCTTTGACAAGATGTTTGATTTTTGGATAGACCATAAAAAGAAATTGATCCAAAATATCATTGAGGTTTCACTAGATGTAAACAAAGAGCCAGAAAAATACTCAGAAGAATATCGAGAATTATATGGAAGTATAGAGCTAGAAGACTATCAAATAAACTCAAGTAAAGGGCTGATGAGTTTAAAATTTAAAATAAAGAAACAGTTTGAAGAATTCTTGGAACAAACAAAATAAAGAAATATTGAAAATACAAATTAATGGAAGAAAAGTATGGATAATTTAGACATTGAAAAGATTAATAAACTTAAGTCTCATAGAGATTTTTATCAGTCCATGATAAATCAGTTTTACAGCGAGGCTCTAGAAATATATAATGGCGATGAAGATATGTTCATTGATTATTTTATAAATGATTTATGCGAATTAGACGAGATCATAGATTACAACGAAATCAATGAAGATGTTTTAGTTAAGTTAATCCCATTTGAGAAGCATGAAAACGGAGACGCTTCATACTTGTTTGAATACACGGAAGAATTTAAAAAGAAATTGATTGACAGTGGTATTGAAGACCCCACAGAAGAAGATATTGGAAAATATATCCTAAAGACAATAGAAAATTTAGTAGATTAGCTTTAGTAATAGTATTATGGAATTAACACAAGAACAAAATGAAATCTGCGAGTCAGAGGGCAATATTATCATCGATGCGGTTAGCGGAAGCGGTAAGACCTCTACATTGGTAGAATATGCCAAAAAAAGACCAGATAAAAAGTTTCTTTACTTATGTTTCAACCGATCAGTGAGAGACAGCGCGGAGTCGAAATTCCCAGAAAATGTAGAAATTAAAAATACACACTCATTGGCTTATCGTTGGACAAACGCTTATCAATGGAAGTTGGCAAAATCATTTGACGCTTTCGATGTAATTAATATTTTAAAAATCAAAAAGAAAATCGGAGTTGAAAATTTTGATGCAAAGATCGCAGGACACATTTTAACTTGCTTGAATTCCTATACTAATTCAAATATATTGGAGGTAGATAACTTTAACTACTTGAATTATTCTGACTCAACATTTTCTGACGAAAATTTAGAACAAATTCAAGATGGTTTTAAAAGTATCTATGGGAAAATGGGAAGCGGAGAAATTCCGATTATCCATAATTTTTATCTTAAAGAATTCCAAAAGATGGAACCGAACTTGGATTACGATTATATTTTGCTGGACGAATCACAAGACACAAACCCATGCGTAATTGATATATTCTCAAAACAAAACACAAATAAAATAGTGGTTGGAGATGCTTTCCAAGCAATTTACTCTTGGATTGGGGCCGAAAATGCCTTATTAAAATTCAATCAAACAGACGATTACCAGAAACATAAACTCACAAACTCCTTTCGATTTAGACAAGATGTGGCTAATCTTGCAATGCAAATTATTGAACTTAAAAAACACATCGGAATCGATGTTGATGATTTTAAAATAACTGGTATTGGAAATTGCGATAAGCTTGACAGTCATGCCTATATTGCTCGTTCAAATGTAAATCTAATCATCAAGGCTGCTGAAGTAGTTTCTCAAACTAGGGACTCTATACACTTTGAGGGGAATATTAATAATTACATCTTCGCTGATGGGGTGGGTATTTATGATGTTTTTAATTTGTGGTCTGGAAACAAAGCTAAGCTTCGTAATAAATTCCTTAAAAAGTTTGATTCCTATGAGGAATATAGAGATTTTCTTTCAGAAATTGGAAATAGTGATCAGGAAATTTTATGTTCTTTGGTCGAAAAATACAAGAGGAATGTTTTTAAAGTTATTGAGGAAATAAGAAAAAGAAATATAAATAAAGAAGAAGCAGATATTGTTCTTTCTACAACCCATAAAGCCAAGGGTTTGGAATATAATACCGTCGAGCTTGCAAATGATTTTATAACGGAGAGTAATATTATCGAATCAGAAACGGACGATTACCCTCGGCTATCTGAGGAAATCAACGCGCTTTATGTTGCGACAACAAGAACTCAAAATAAAATTGATTTTCCTTTCCATTATCTAGAAGATTATGCAGCACTAAATAAGAGTAAACTATAAATGACTAAAATATCACTAGCTACATCTGCATTTAATATTGTTAAAAACGATTTCGATATTGAAGACGCAATTAAAAATTGGTCTCACTTCGTTGATGAAATAGTAATTGCGACAATCCCCAGCGAAGATAATACGGAAGAACTGCTGGATCAAGTCAAGGATCAGTCCGAAATTAAAATTAAAATTGTAAAACTTGATGATTCTACAGATGTCATAGGCTGGGATGGAAGAATTAAAAATGCGGCACACCAAGCAGCAACCCATGATATTGTTGTTCAAGTCGATCTTGACGAAAGGATGGGTGGAAGGACTGAGCTATGGAGGGATATAGCTAAAAATTTATTAACATCAAAGGACCGAATTAAATCTCTTATGATCCCCTCGATCAACCTATTCGGAGGTTACTATACTTATTCTGATATCAGTAAAAAATGGTATATGTGTGTAAAGGATGGCGTTCAAAGGGGTGTTGTTAATTTTGCTAAAACAGAAGAGGGGTTTGACAGAACAAAATCTGATTCAACTGAAGCAATTGATAAGGATGGCAACCTCGTCCCTTCTTCTGACATTGTCCAATGCACTGGAAGTTGGACTAATTTAGAATATTGTAAAAAAAGAATGCCATTTATCTGGCATCTAGGATATTTATCTCTATCCCGTCGAACTAAATTAAATAAAGAGTTTTGGAAAGAAAAGTGGGACAGCTATGGAGAGGGCGAATCAGACGTGATAGTAGATATTGAAAGTTTTGAAAAAAAGGAAGTTTTCGAACATAAATTGGAGATAGACTTTCTTTAAAATGTTACCAGAAAAGAAAAAACTTTTAATAGTATTATGCTCTTGGAATTATCCCAAGATGCTGGAAGCTTGTGTAGATTCTCTTTTGAGAGCTAAAGATTCAATAGACTACGACATTGCAGTTGTTCTCAATGAAGGAGACAAGGAGTCGATGGATTTTCTAAGAGAGAAAAATATTTATTTCTTTTACTCTCCTAAAAATCATGGAGTATTGGCGATAGATTTTTTAATGCCTTTAATTTTATTTTATGAATATGTAATAAACAGTAATGACGATATGATTTTCTGTAAGGGTTTTGCAGAAGATGTAATCGCATTAATGGAAACAGATAATTATTGTTCTGTATCTCTGTCTTTAGTTGAAATTTTTGAAAGTGGAAATCATTGTGTCATTAAAGATGGAACTTTAAAAAGCGTTCTTGACAAAGATTCTGTAAATTCATTTTTGGAAAACCATAAAAATGGAAAATACTTTTTTGATCATTTAAAAATCAGCTATTATCATCCAATTTGCGTAAGATCTTCTGACTGGTTTGGAGTTGGCGGATATGCGAATAATTGGGATGAAAATTTTGCTAGTGGATATTCTATGGATGATTATTTCGCCTATAAATTATTCATGAAGCATGAGGGCAAAAAGCCTCCAGTTTTATGCAACAAATCTTTTGTTTTCCATGAATCTTCTGCGTCAATGAATAGACTTTCTGGTGAAATTAGGAATAATAACAATCTCGATAAATTCAAAGATGCAACTGGAATGGATATTATGTATTTTAGAAGTCAAATAGGATGTGGTAGGGAAATAAAATGAAAAATATTTTTTTAAAAACAGAGCTACCCTTAGCGGGAAATTTTTTGTCAAAAGATGAAATTGGAACGGATAATTCTTACCCCTTTTCCCTATCCTTTGATGACGAAAGTCTTTTGGTAGAGGTAATTGAGAAGATAGATCCCAACATAATATTTAAAAATTATTTCTATAAAACTGGAGCTATCAAAACTTTATCAAATCACCTGAAAGATACTGCAAAAATTATAAAGAATAGAGACGAGGTTCTTAAAATTTGCGATATTGGATGTAATGATTTTACATTTTTAAAAGAATTCACAGATAGCTCAGAAACTGTTCTAGGAATCGACCCAAGTGATGTTTCAAAGAATTTTAAGCCAGATAATATAGAACTAGTTAATGATTTTTTTAATTACGATCAGTCTGAAAAAATTAAACAAAAATATGGTGAGTTTGATATTATTTTCAGCAGTAATAATTTCGCCCACATTAATGAGATCGATGATTACGTAAGTGGAGTTGCTAATTTAATTAAGGATGACGGAGAAATTGTTATCGAAGTTCATTGGCTTAAAACTTTAATCAAAAACTTTCAAATAGGATTTTTATATCATGAGCATGTTTATTATTATTCTTTAAAAGCTTTGAACAATCTGCTCTCAAAGAGTGGGGTATATGTTAATTCTGTTGATAAAATTGATATTCACGGTGGATCAATAAGGGTTTTCTGTAGCAAGCAAAACCACCAAGACGAATCTGTTGAAAATATGTTTAAGGAAGAAGGAGACTTCGGACTATATTCTTTAGATGTATTTGAAAAGTTCTCGCAAAAAATAAAAAAGTTAAAAAAAGAAACTAGAAATTTCTTCGAATCAACTAAAAATAAAGGTATCGAGGTTTACGGCTATGGTGCGTCTGGACAGGCTAATACTTTAATGACTCTAATGGGAATTAATAGCGAAGATTTAGAATATATAATAGATGATTCACCGCTGAAATCGGAGAAGTTTACCCCAAATAACTATATTCAGATTCGTAATGGTAATTTTTTTGTTGACAACCCTCCTGATGTAGTATATATTATGGCCTATACTTTTGAAAAAGAAATAAAACAAAACAATAAATGGTTTAAGGGGGAGTGGGTTCATCCATTCAATTTATATAATGCTTCGGAATAAAAATATTTTAATTACAGGTGGTGCTGGCTTCTTGGGAAGAAATATAATCAAGAGGTATTATTCGGACAATCAAATAACATGCTACTCAAGAGACGAATCAAAGCATTACCTATTAAAAAAAGAGTTTCCAAAAGTTAATTTTATTATAGGAGATATTTATGATCTTGATAGCCTAAACGAAGCAGCGAAGAATAATCAGATAGGAATTTTCGCTGCGAGCATGAAACAGATAGAGGCCTGTGAAGAAAACCCACACCAAGCAGTTAAGACTATCTGCATGGGAGCAATAAACTCAAAAAGAGTTTGCCTAGAGAATCAGTTTGAGGCTGGAGCTTTCATATCCTCCGATAAGGCATGTGCCGCTACAACTATTTATGGTTCCTGTAAATACGTAGCAGAACAATCTTTTTTAAGTAGCTCAGGAATAAAATTAAACTCTTGCAGATATGGCAACGTTACAAATTCTACTGGATCAATTATACCAGTCATAAAACAATCTTTAGAAAATAAAAAAGAGGTTGAATTGTTCTCGGATGAAATGACAAGATTTTTAATTTCTCCGAATCAGGCTATAGATCTTATTGAAGAATCATTGACTGGAGATTTGAATGGAGTTTTTATTCCAAAATTAAAATCAATCAGGATAAAAGATCTTTTAGAAATCTATAAAGAAGAATTTAATTTGAAATATAGAGTATCAAAACCGAGAGCAAATGAAAAGATTCATGAATTAATGTTTTCCCCTGAAGAGGCTCCTAGAATAACCGAGAGAGAATCTTTTTTTGTAATATCAAAAGAATCAACTGAGTCGGAAATAAGAGAAGAGTATTCTAGTAAAAACAATATAATGGCAAAAGAAGAATTGTATCTAGAATTAAAAACAAATGGATTTTTCTTATAAAATTTTAATTTACGGACACAAGGGGTATTTGGGTGGCAAGCTTTTTGAAAAAATGAAAAAAATGGGTTTTAATGTTTTTCAAACTAATATAAGATATCCAGATGAAAATCTTTCTACTTTTCTGGATGCAGAAAAGTTTGATATAATCATAAACTGTGCCTGCAAAAAAACTAAAGAACTCAAGCTATCAAATGTAGACTTGCCTATATTTCTTGTTAAAAAGTGTAAGCAGTTTATTCATTTTTGCACAGATGACGTTTATAGTGGTGAGGTCGGTAATTATAATAAAAAATCTGAACACGACCCAATTTCTGATTATGGAATTTCAAAATCGATTGTTGCCAAAGCACTCTCAAACTATAATAATTGCCATACAATAAGAACGTCCTTTGTCGGAAAAGACCCTGAGTGTCGTATGTGGAAGTCAATATCCGATGGGAATTTTAGCGGATGGGCTAATTACTATTGGAGCGGGGTATTAATTGAAGACCTTGTAGAAGAAATATGCAGTAATCTTACATATATACTATCTTGTAGTTTAATTTTAATAGGTGGCAATCGACAAAGCAAATATGAGGTAGCTCTAAAACTTTCTGGAAATAAATATCCAATTAAAAGAAAATTTCTTTCGGAAGCTATAGATAAGAGTTACTCTCACGATATCTATCTTCCATTTTAAAATCTAAATAAAAAACATGAGTAATATAAAAATAGGATTTCTGCTTTGCGCATATAACCAAGAGGAATTCATCGGCGACTGCCTTAAAGATTTAGTTAAATTTTCCACAAAAAATGGACATCTAATTAGCGCAGTATCCGTCCCCTTTGCCGAATATAAAGACCTTGAAGTCCAAGTGGACTCTACCACTGATATCCTTCGCAAGCGTCTTCTATCTGGAGATATAGACTTCCTAACCGACTCACCAGATCACATGGCGGAAGCCGATGCGCGAACGGCTGCGTTAAAGCCTTTATTAGATTGTGATTTGATTTGGCTAGTTGATTCAGACGAGATTTATTCCTATGAGCAGCTTAATGATATAGCTAATTTTGTAGAAAATTCAGAATTTATAAATTGGTTCAGTTTGTCATTTAAAAATTATGTCGGAGAGGGCTATTTGAAGGAAGCTTTTACTCCTCCCAGAATATTTAATACTAAAATAAAAAATGGAAAACTTTCTCATTTTTATTATGATAATGATGTTATGTATGATACAAAGTACGGACAAGTTAATTATAAAGTTATGTCCAGCAAGTTGGTTCCAGCTTCTGTGGCATGGATAGATCACCTTAGTTGGACTAATACAGATAAAAATAAATTAAAGTGTGACTACCAAAACAAGCACTTCGGACATTGTTCCTATAAGTGGGAAGACGGTCAGGGAATTATTTTCGATGACAATTACTACAAAAAAACAGGGGAACTAAAACCAGAAATTATATATGAATAAAGAAACGATAGAAGTACAAGTAGATGGAGAAGTTGAACAAAGAAATATTGATTATTCAGTATATCGAGGTAAAGACGAGGATGGTCATGCAAAATTTGTTGATTATCCAACTTTACTACCTAAAGAGCATTTTTATGAGAATGAGAAGGGTCTTAAGATTTTCACCTCCATTGTTGACTGATAAAAAAATAAAATAGTTTCCTTTTGGTCTTGCCCTAAGTGTAATACTTAGTGTGAAGATCTCTTTAAATTTTCTTTTAATATTTTCATTATTATTATTCTGGGTAACATCACGTGATGATAATAGTTCAAACTACTATACCACTACTGGAACAAGTAATGGAAATTTTTTTGGCGAAGAAATTTTTGTAAAAAAAATTAAAATTGAGGATCTCGATATAGGTGATTTTATTGTTTTTGTAAAAGATGGAGTGAAGATCGTCCACCCAATAACAAATATTATTAAAGTGAAAGGTCAGATAGTAGCTTTTGAAACGAAAGGTTTGCAAAATAAAATAAAAGATTCCATAGTTTTTCCTCATGAAATCGTTGGTAAAGCTCATAAAGTATTAGAAGATGGTAGTATAGAGGTAGATACGAAATCTCCAAGATAAATACACTAAAATATTGACTTTGTCAGTAGTTATGTTATACTTTTTTTAAGTTCAATAAAAAAATGTAATATTAACTTACCTATGAATAATAAAAGTATCTTCGAAGAACAAATTAGCAGAAAACCAAATCAGTACCCTTGGACTGATAAGTTTATTGATGTCATGCATGATGGACATTGGACTCACAGAGAGTTTAATTTCTCTTCAGATATCCAAGACTTTAAGACTAAGCTAAGTGCACAAGAAAAACAGATCATAATTAGAGCTCTATCGGCTATTGGGCAGATTGAAATAGCAGTGAAAACTTTTTGGGCTAAATTGGGAGATAATCTCCCCCATCCATCAATTCAAGACATGGGATATGTTATGGCTAACATCGAAGTTATTCATAATGATGCTTACGAAAGGCTTATAGATGTTTTGGATATGCAGGATGTTTTTGAAGAAAATTTGAAGCTAGAGTGGATTCAGGGAAGAGTGAAGTATCTTAAAAAATATACTCATAGATACTACAAAGACAGTAAGAAGCAGTTTGTTTACGCTCTAATTCTCTTTACATTGTTCGTTGAAAATGTAAGTCTTTTTAGTCAATTTTATATTATCAATTGGTTTGGTCGAAAAAATTATCTTAAAGACACCAGACAAATGACTGCATATACAGTATTAGAAGAAGACATTCATTCAAAAGTTGGAATTAAGTTGGTGAATACTATTCGCAATGAAATGCCAGAACTTTTCGATGACGAGCTTGAAGAAAGAATACTGCATGAAGCTGAAGAGGCATTCAAGTCTGAATCAAAAATTGTAGACTGGATGGTAAATGGGGTTGACGAAAATGGTCTTTCTGCACCAATCTTAAAGGAGTTTATAAAGCAAAGAATCAATGAATCCTTGGATCAAATTGGATATAAAAAGAAGTTCGAAGTCAATGAGGAGTTGCTTCAAGAAACTACTTGGTTCGATGAAGAAGTTTTGGGCAATGCAATGACTGACTTCTTTAATTCTAGACCAGTGGAATATGCTAAAAACAACAAGAGCTTTGACGAAGGAGATTTATTTTAAAAAAATAAATCAGGGAAACACATTAATGAGAATTTAATAAGGAAATTCTCACAAATTAAAATCAAAATGTATAATAATAAATATATATTAAAGAGACTTAAACTATGAAGAAATATTACTGGCTAAACGAAGATTCTAAAACATTCCTTAAAAGAGGTTATTTAAAAAAGGGGCAAGAAGCAGAAGACAGATACAAGGAGATTGCGGAAAATGCAGAAAAAATACTTAAAATAAAGGGATTCGCTGAAAAATTCGAAGACTATTTGAGCAGGGGTTTTTATTCGATAGCTTCGCCCATCATTTCTAATTTTGGTAATGAAAGGGGGTTCTCTGTTAGTTGTTTTAACTCATACATTCCCGATGAAACTGCTGGCATTTTTGATAAGGTCGGGGAGGTTGGTATTATGTCAAAAATGGGAGGAGGAACATCTGGTTATTTCGGAGACTTAAGGGCTAGAGGATCTTTAATTCAAAACGGAGAGGGCGGCCAGTCCGATGGTGCTGTAAGATTTATGGAGCTGTTTGATAAAACTGCTGATGTCATTAGTCAAGGCAGCCAGAGAAGGGGCTCTTTTGCTGCTTACCTTCCTGTAGAGCATAAAGATATTGAAGAGTTTCTTTTGATCAGAGAAGACGGTAATCCCATCCAAAATATGAGTATTGGGGTTACAATAACTGATGACTGGATGGATTCAATGAAGAGTGGCGACAAGGATAAGAGAAAAATTTGGGGCAAAATCATTAAAAAGAGATTTGAAACTGGATATCCATATTTGTTTTTTACAGATACGGTAAACAACTCAAACCCAGAATGCTACAAGGATAAGAATATAAAGGTTAATGCCTCCAATTTATGTTCGGAGATAACGGGCGTTAGCGATAGTGATAATTCTTTTGTATGCGTACTTTCTTCTCTAAATTTGTTAAATTGGGATGAAATAATTAAAACTGACGCAATTGAAACTTTAATTTATTTTTTAGACGCTGTAAACGAAGAGTTCATTCAAAAAAGTGAAGGTGTTAGATATATGGAAACCGCACATAACTTTGCGAAAAAATATAGAATGCTCGGCTCTGGTGTATTGGGTTGGCACTCCTACCTTCAGTCTAAAAATATTCCCTTTGAGAGCTTGGAAGCAAAGATCAAAAATAGTCAAATTTTCGAAGAAATTCAAAAAAAGAGCCACAAAGCCTCTATGGATTTAGCTAAAAAATATGGAGAACCCGAAGGCTTAAAGGGCTTTGGTATGCGCAACAGCCATACCAACGCAGTTGCACCAACAACTTCCTCAAGCTTTATTTTGGGGCAAGTATCTCCATCAATAGAACCCCTAAACAGCAATTATTTTGTAAAAAAGCTGGCTAAAGGAAACTTCACATACAAAAACCCGTTTTTGCTGGAGCTTCTTGTGGAGAAGGGTGAAAATACGGCAAGTGTTTGGCGGTCTATATTAACACATGGGGGATCTGTTCAGCATCTGGATATTCTAACCGAAAAAGAAAAGAGCGTCTATAAAACTTTTGGAGAGATATCTCAAAAAGAAATTATCATTCAGGCAGCTAACCGTCAAAAATTTATTGATCAATCGCAGTCTCTAAATATCATGGTTCCATCATCGGCCAAGCCGAAGGAAGTAAGCGATCTAATGATTTTGGCTCACGAAATGGGTGTTAAAACCTTATATTACCAAAGAAGCTCTAACCCCTCACAAGAATTGTCTCGAAATATCATGAATTGTACTTCTTGCGAGGGGTAATTCACTATTTTATAAATTTAATGTAATAAAATATTATGATAGAAAAACTTTTTCATACAACTTTGGGTAGGTTGTTCGGCGTTCTAGCTATATCTGTGGTAACTTGGGTCGGGACTGTTATAGTCGGACACTGGAACACAAAAGTGGCATCACCTCAATACGTTGATCAGAAAGTTAACGAGATTTTTAATAACGTTCAATCTACAATCCTCATCGGAGATAACAAGGTTAATGAAGAGCTGCTCGAAATCAAGATAAAGAGTAATAAGGATCAAGAGAAATTATTCAATGAAGTTCAAAAAATGAGGGAGTCTACAATGGTTTTTCAAACTCAGATTTCATCGGATATGAATTATTTGAAAAAAACGGTAGGTGATATCGAGCAAGATATAAAAGAAAACGAAAACAGATTAAGAGAAGTTGAATCAAGAAATTAAAGATATTAAGTCTCAGTTGTCTGAAGATATTCAGAATAATGTTGATTACGTAGACAAGTCTGCTGTCTTAGCTCTAAAAATGCACAAATGGGCGTCTAGCAAAAGATTTGAAAATGATAGGGTGTTAGATGCATATTCTTTATGTTTAAAGGACAGGGAGGGCACAAAATTTTATTTGAAAAAAATTAAAGCATGTAGAAGTCCAGAAAAATTATTTAGCTGGCTTGAGGAATACTCTAATTTCTTTGAAAAAATAGAAAAAAACTTGAAAAACTTGACTGCTTTAATAAAAAAGTGTGTTTAAATAAATCCTATACCTTTCTCATTTTCAGAATTTTATTGTAATATATTTTATGAAATGGAATAAAACAGGTAAAAACTATTCAGTTTCTTGTGATGGTGTAGAAACTACTTTCAATCTTGACGGGATGATAGTAACTAAGAAATTCGTATCTCAAGAAGAGGCTATTAAATTTTTAATTATTAACAATTATAAGCCTTTTGATATAGACAAAGACACTCCAGAAGAACGCCCCACACCAAAACAAGACGACTTCAAAACAAAAGATTATAATTCAAAGAAATCTTTTAAAAGAATAGTTGAAAAATAACTCTTTATGCCTAAAATAGGGCATGAAAAAGATTTTAATTACAGGTGTAAGCGGCCAAGACGGGTCTTTGATGGTGGACTATCTCCTAGAATTGGGTCATGAGGTCTACGGACTCGTTAGACATTCCGCATCAGCAAACGACCGAAACTATAGGCACAACCTAGATAATAAAAATTTCCATCTGGTGAGTGGAGATGTTACAGACTTCTCCTGCATGTGTCATGTAGTCAAGACTATACAGCCAGACTATTTCATCAATTTAGCCGCAATGTCTTTTGTCGCCGAAAGTTGGAATTCCCCAGTATCAACATTCGAAATAAATGCTAACGGGGTTTTGTATTGTTTAGAGGCTATTAGGCTTCATCAGCCAAAATGTCGCTTTTATTCGGCAGGAACAAGCGAGCAACTATCCGAAGTAGACTATGTTCCCCAAGACGAAAATCATAAAAGAACTGCGAAATCTCCATATGGTGCAGCCAAAATAGCGGCAGAGCAATTGGTTAGAGTTTATAGAAATTCTTATAACCTATATGCTATTCATGGCATTCTATTTAATCATGAGGGAGTTCGAAGAAACGAATGTTTTGTATCTCGTAAGATTACAAGTAATGTAGCTAGAATAAAAAAAGAGCTCGACAATGGGAAAATTCTTAAACCATTGGAAATAGGTTTTTTGGATAGTGAAAGAGACTGGTCTGATGCCGGAGATTTTGTCCGTGGAATTTGGATGATGTTAAATCAAGATCAGTTTAATAAATCTGATAAGTCATGGAATTTAGAAAATTATGATACTAATTTGCTAAAAGAGTATGTATTATCTAGCGGTGAGTGCCATAGCGTCAGAGAATTTGTTGAAAAAGCGTTTGAAGTGGCTGGAATCAAAGGGTTTTGGGAGGGAGAGAAAGAGCTCGAAAAGTATATTATGTTATCAAACGGTTTGCCCGATGAAAAACAAGTCGATTTGGTTAGTATAAACCCAAAGTTTTATCGCCCCTTTGAAGTTACCAAACTACACGGTAGTTATGAAAAAATTAAAAAAGATCTAGGATGGGAACCAAAGGTTAATTTTGAAGAATTAGTAAAGAAAATGGTGGAGAATGATATTAAATTGCTTGACAATTAATATGTCTTGTGGCATATTAGTTTGAATGAAAGATAAAGTATTAAAAAATAATGAAGAGCCATCAATCATAGAAATCAACAGTGCGATTGATTTATCTAAGCATAGATCAAACTCTCTAATTGTAGCTAAAATTGAAAAGTCTGTTTTAGAAAACGAAGAAATGTATAACGCCATGCGAAAACTCTTCGACGATCTTAGACTAAAAGTTGACATTGATGATACGACTCATTTTATGATTACTGCCGAAGAGGTTGATATTTATTCTTGGACTGAACAGGACCTCTCGGAAATCGGCTGGTCTAAGAACAAATAAATTTACTAATGATTAGAGCAATCTTTCAGTCTACGGGATTTGAATCTGGCAAATTTGGCAAAAAGGGTAACTATATCTTTTCTGATATATCCCAAGACGATGAGCCCCTCGCTGATAAATATGTTTTTTCACAATTAAAATGCATTAAAAATCTAAAACCCCAAAAAGGGGACGTATTTCAATTTGATGCGCAACTGGACTATGAGGATGGTTTAAAGATAAAGAGGCCTAAAAATGTAGTTAAAGTCGATCTATCACACTTAAAAGAAGGTTATGAGTATTGCCTGACCAAATTTCTAAAAGAGAGTAGAGTTGTAACAAAGGAAGATTCCAGAAACGAGAAGGTAGCATATATCAGAATGACTACTCTATTTGGAGAGAAATTATTTAGATATATAACCCTGCCATTTAAGCTAAACTCTCTACACTGGTTTACTACTGAAGATGGTTTAAAATTCTGTAAAGAACAGAAATTAAAAATGGACAATTCCGAGAAGGACATTATCATTCATAAGAAGGAGATTAAGCTTGAAAAAAACAAGATTGGCGATGATGTATGTACAAACAATAAGAAGAAAAATTTAATAGGATTTTTAAAATAGAAATATAATTATGACAACAAAAAAAACAAAAAAGAAAGCAGAGGGTTTAACACCAGAAGAGTTATTGACTCAAACCCTTAAAGATAATAAGACAGACCACTACAATTTCCATAACACAACTTATTATGAAATAAGTCAAGGAAGTTTACTTTTAGACTTGCATGTTGGAAAGATTACCCCCGGAGTTATCCGACATGTTGGCGTTTCTAGAGGTGGAAAAACTTCTCAAATGCTTGAAGATTTAAAGCAATTTTTAAAAGCCATGCCAGATGGAAGGGGGTTTTGGGTTCTTGCCGAAGGTCGTTTAAGTGAGAAGATTAAAAAGCGTTCTGGGTTGAAATTCGTTTATAATCCAGAAGATTGGGTTGATGGTTCGGTATTCGTACTAGAGTCTAATGTTTACGAATTGGTCTTTGATACAATCAGAAAATTACTGGGAAATAATCCATTTAATAAAAAGTATTTTTTTGTTATTGATTCTACAAATGGTCTTAAGAGCAAGGCAGATCTAGAAAAGGGAAGCAGTGAAGCAACGAAGGTGGCTGGAGGAGCAGTAATGACTTCCGACTTCCTTAGCAGGGTAACACTCGCGATGACAAAGTTTGGACATATTCTCGGTGTCATCGGTCAAGTTAGAGCTAAACCTAAGATTAATCAATATGAAAAACAAGATCCATCCCTATCTAATGCAACTGGAGGTAATGCCCTAGATCATTATCCGAACATTTTCCTCCAATACGAACCCAAATATAAGTCAGATATTATTGGTGATGTCAGCGATCCACTCGGTCATTGGGCTAAAGTAGTTGTGATCAAAACCGATAATGAAAAAACTACTGTCGTTAAATATCCTATTAAATATGATCAGGATGGCAAGGGTGGTTCTGTTTGGAGGGAGTATGAAATTGCAGATTTAATGCTTCAATGGGGGATGCTGACCAAAGCAGGTGCTTGGCTCAAGATGTGTAGTAATTTAACAAAAGAACTAAGAGAGGAAGGCTTTATCGACAAAGAGGACGAAGAGTTTTCAATTCAAGGCATGGATAAGCTTCGCGAATGGCTAGAGCAAAATGGGGAACTCACGGACTATATGTTTAATAAGTTTGAGAAGCTTCTTTCTTGAAGATTAAAAATATATTTGGCAAAGAAGTCAGTAAGTCTTTTAAAAAATATAAAATAGATTGGGATAGAAAAGTATCAAATCCTCAAAAAAGAGTAAAAGATATTATTAAAGATTATTGGCTTGCATCAGATTGCTATGAGGAACTTTACATTCCAAGTAGCAAGCTGAGGTTAGATCTGTTCAATGCTTCTGATAAAACTGTTATTGAAGTTTCTCCGCTACAGCACCAACAATATAATTCTTTTCTTCATGGATCTAGATTGAGCTATCTTGAATCCCAAAAAAGAGACCTGCAGAAAATAGATTGGTGTAATATAAATAATTTTAAATATATTGAGATTGATGAGGGAGATTTAAAGGGCAGTGATGAAGATATATTAAATAAAATACTAAGCTAATAATTAAATTTGTTATGTTATTTAAAATCATAGGCTCTAACAGAAGGGTGAAACGCGATATAAGCGACCATATAATAGATTGGGACACCAAAGTAAAAAGGGGTGGCAAAAAAAACTTCGGGAATCTTCAGTACAATGTAAAACAATTATTGAAACCTCATTGGGGATTACATGTAGTAAATGAAGAGTTCCCTGTCCCTGCGGTAAGAAGCGAAAGGGGGAGAAGTATTGATTTTATTAATTTCACAAAAAGAATTTGCGTTGAGGTCGATGGCGTACAACATAATAAAAAAAGTTGGTGTCATAAAAATAAATATCAATTTTTCAAACAATTACGTAATGATAATTGGAAAGAAGAGTGGGCAGAGCTTAATGGTTTTAATATGTTTAGAATCTATGAAACTGACGAATTAAATGATGAATTGTTGTACAAACTTGGAATTCTTTCTTGACTGGATTCCAAAAATATGCTAAATTAACTTATGAAAAATAAAGAAAAGCTTAAAAAGGTTAATCTCCTTTTGGACGAAATGAAAGTTTTTGTCGCCTATTTGGAAGATACTCATAAAGATTTGAAAACGAGAGAATCGGAATCAGAATTTTGTGATAGACCTTGGGGAGCTATAAAAAATCGTGCTAAATCCTTTAGAAATAGTCTTTTAGAATTCTATCGATAAGCTTCTCTAGAACCCCCTCTAAGTGTAAAAGTAATTATGGAAAAAAAATTAATTGAAAAATGCGTTTCCATGTTCCGAGACGGAGCAGGAAAAATGGAAGTGGTCAGACTGATCATGGAACGGACTGGACTAAAAGAAACCGCCGCAAGAAGTAGAGCAACAAATATTTGGAATAATGAATTTGAAGAGGAGTATATCCCAGTTCAAAATCGCGGTCAGGAAGATTTCAAATCTGAAGATAATGGTTTTAAAACTGGCGGTGCAAGGTTTGACCAGAATGACGAAAATAGCGCAATGGCTGAATCTAAAAACGAGAACGTCAGAACCTTGGAAGATTTGCTCGAAATTTGTAATGTTGATTTAGAATACTGGGAAGTCGAAAGACATATAATTAATAAATGGGAGGTCGCCGCTAAAGATGGTGTGGGCGATCTTCGGCATTCGCCACTCTATCAGGTAAAGGCTTGGCTAAAAAAACGCGAAGTCAAAAATGCGGAGGAGGTCGTAAATTATTTTAAAAAATCCTTACAAAGTATTTCTCCAACAATTCAAAAGAGAAATGCTGGCGGACAATATATGTATGAAATTTCTATACCCGATCTGCATTTGGCTAAACTCGGATGGGAGCCAGAATCTGGGCAGGACTATGATGTTAATATCGCTGCTAATTTATTTAGATCAGCAGTAAAAGATCTTTTAAATAGAGTGAATTTAGATGAAGTATGTAAAGTTCTTCTTCCAATCGGGAATGACTTCTTTAATTCGGAGGGTCTTTCTGGGGCTACTACCGCAGGAACTCGACAAGATGATGATTCTAGATGGCAAAAGTCTTTTAGCGTTGGTTGTAATTTAATCGCAGAAGTTGTTGATGAGTTATCTAAAAAAGTCAACGTAGATATTGTTATTGTTCAGGGAAACCATGATTTCGAAAGAGATTATTATCTTGGGGAATTCTTGAGGGCTTGGTATAGGGGGAATGAAGCAGTAAATATAAATAATAGCCCTAAGTCTCGGAAGTATGTTGAATTTGGAGAAAATCTTATCTTATTTACTCATGGAAATGAAGAAAAGCAGAGCGAGCTTCCTTTGTTAATGGCTACCGAGCATCCTAGTTTTTCAAAATGTAGATTTAGAACAGCACATTTGGGACACCTTCACCAGACAAGAGTAGTAGAAAACAAAGGGGTTACAGTAAAAATCTTACCATCTCTATGCGCTAGTGATGCATGGCATAAAATTAAGGGTTTTTGCGGGAATAGAAGATCTGCTATGGGTTTTGTATATGATCCAGTTTACGGCGAAGTAGCGAACTACTACTATAACGTAGTTTAGCTATTTAAAATGAACTCATTATTTAGGCTGTGCGTCCGATCCGCATAGTCTATTTATTAACTTACGTATGATCTCAAAATCTGTTTCGTGATCATATATATTAATTGTACTTGACTAGTAACAAAACTACTATAGAATTACCATATGCCCAAAATTATAAGCGGTCCAAGTGACCAAAGTTTAGAGCGCAAATTTCTAGGAGGACTGATCCATAACGGAGTTGATGTCTGGATTGATATTTGCGACTTTATAAAAGAAGAAGATCTCACAAATAGCGGAGTTAAGATGCTGTTTAAGGTTTGTAGACTTCTTTTAGAAGAGAATAAAACTTTAGATTCTGCGATCATATCTTCACGTTGCAAATCTCAAGGGATTACAATTAACGAAGGGAATGTCGGAGACTTTATAGAAAATCTTTTAATTTCCCCTTTAAATGTTAAGTCTAGTATTGAGGCTGCACAGGAATTGATAATGCTCCGAATTCGTCGGAATAAAATAGATAATGCTAGAGACATTGCTAAATTTTCTCAAGACTTTGAAGGAACCAATTTGTCAGATTTCGCTAATGGAGCGGAAGAAATCTTCGCTGGTGGTAACGATATCATCCTTGATAAGCATGAGCCAATTAACATCGCTCAAAGTGCCTACGAAATCGTAGAAGAACTTGGCAATAACGATGGTGAATATGTCATTAAGACCCCTTGGTCCACCTTTAACGCTGCTTTCTCTGGCTTTAGACCCAAGGACTCGTACTGCATAGCTGGAAGGCCTTCACACGGCAAATCTGGCGTCCTACTTTCGCTTGCTCAGTTTTGCGCGAATGAAATTGAAGATAATTTTATCGATGGTAAAAGATTGCCAGTTCTATACCTAGACACCGAAATGAACGCGAATGAGCAGACGTTACGCTGGGCGGCGATGGTAGCTGATGTTGATCCCTATTTAGTAGAAAGTGGAGACTGGAGGAAAAATAAAGATTGTGTAGAAAAGATTAGAAGTGTTCTTAAAGACAAGTCTTCTACTGACAATTTCCACCATGTCTACGTTCCGGGTCTTTCGGCAATGGAAATTCGTTCTATTTTCCGTCGATGGGTTCGGAAAACCTGTGGTCGGGATAACGTAGGAATTGTAGTTTTTGATTATCTAAAAATCACTGGAGAAGAGCTTAAGGGAGCATCAAATCCAAGACTTGAAATGGGTTATAAGCTTGATATGCTTAAAGATGAAATCAAAGACAACTCTAATTGCACCTTTCTCTTTGGAGCACAAAGAAACAGGTATGGGGAAGATGATGATAGTTCTATTGCAGAATCAGACTATATCCAGCAACTTTCTACTTGGACAGGTCTAATTAAAAAGAAATCTATGGCTGAGCTTGCAGAGCAGCCAGCAGATGAATTCGGCACTCACATGTTGATCCCTACAAAATTCAGAAAACTTGGTAAGGATGGTCAAAACTTTGAAAATCCAGTAAAGATTGAGGGAAAGTATTTGAGGAATTGGATTAATCTTGACTTCTCTAATTTTAGATTTAATGATATGGATGATGGTAGAGCGGTTCAAGATTACTTGAGTTTAGTTTCTACTAATAAGGGAGATAATAATAGAAGACAAATACCATAATTAAAAATTTTCATGTCAAACGTTAAGCAAATTCTGCGAAATAATGGAGTCAAAATAACGAGCGAAAACGATTCGGGTTTTGCTCAGTTTTGTCCGTCCTATCGAAATTCTAAAAATCCAATGGGAGCTTCGATCAATCTCAAAACTGGTTGGGTGATTGATTGGAGTCAGGATGAAAAATTTCCATTAGATGTTTTAATCAAAAAGCTTGGAGGGAAAGAACTTTCAAAGAAAGATCTTGAAAATCTGCAGCCAATCTTTGAACAGGCGGATGAAAAAGAAAAAACCTTTTGGAAAAGGGATTCCCTTGTCCATTTTTTGCCAAACCATACTTATTGGCTAGACAGAGGAGTATCTAAAGAAACTTTAGACTTCTTCCAAGGGGGGGTATCTCATAGTGGTAAATTGTACCAGCGTTATGTATGGCCAGTTTTTGACCGCCACCAAAGAATCGTTGGATTTACAGGGAGAGATTTGAGTGGTGAGGCTAAAATTAAATACAAGCATGAGGGGAAGAGTTCTTACTTTCTTTTTGGTTTGTTTAATAAGCTTGGCAATTCTACTCCGATACTTTCTAGTATTTTAGAAGCCAACGAGGTTATTCTTGTCGAGGGTCCATCCGATTCAGTTGCTTGTTACGATGAGGGGGTTAAATTTGTATTACCCACAATCGGTTTGAATATTTCTAGAACACTAATGAGTTTTCTCATAGGAATAAATCCAGATAAAATCACCATCTCTTATAATAGGGATGATAATTTTGCGGGTCAAAACGCAGCTGTTAAAAACTTTGCGAAACTAGCACAGCACTTCGACATTGAAAAGTTGTCCATTAAGTATCCGACAGGTAATGATTTGTCAGACAATAAAAAAGATATTCAAAGTTGGGTTCACAAAAATGAGGATTCTGCTATATTTGAGTTTCGAGAAAAATTTAAAAGATTAAGAAATAATAATAAAAAAATGACTCAACAAGAGATTAAAATAGGAAAAATGTTTTAAGAAAAATTAAAAAATGATTATATTAATTAAAATAATAATAACTTATATACTGGTCGGCATTCTTTTTTGCGTGGCTGAAGAAAAATATAAAAACTATATAATACTAAAACTCTCGTACTCAAATTTAGAGGGTAAGGATTATGAGCGGATGGAGTCTATAGCTAAATTATATTTAGAAAAAATTTCTTATCCAAATTTAAGAGCATGGGCCTCCTTGTTTTTCATTCCAGTTTTAGTACCTTATATCTTAATTTGTCATGGAAAAAAATAAAATTAAACTAGGTATCTTCTGCTCGTCTTCTTTTAAAAATTATCCCTTCATTGAGGGTGTCTTAAATAAAAAAGTTGAAGAAATCGGACTAATCATTTCGAATAATTCTGGCTACAAATTGCCAGAGAAATATTCTCACGAAAAGAATATTCCAACGCTATCCTACCCGATTGGTAAGAATTTAAATGCTCTAAAGGCTAACGACCTAATCATTAAAGCTTCTGACTGTGTTTTAATTGTTGATGACGGAAATTCTAAGAATAATGATACTATCCGCAAAAAATGTGGTATTATAAATAAAAAATTTACATTTATTAATGCTCCACTTGAAGATACAATTTTAGATGCGGTTAAAGAATTTTTTGATACATTTGAAAAAGCCAAGGAAAGTGACTTGAGGGATTGGGTTTGCGAATCCAAAAGGGGGTTTGATAAATTGATTAAACTTCGGGAAAAATATCATAAATTGATTAAATAATTATGAGTATTAAAAAAGAATTCGCTCTTTCACCTAGCCGTATAATGAGTTATGTGAAGTGTTCATATGTATATTACATGGAAAACACTCTCATGTTAGACAGTGGTAAAAACTTTGGCAATATGAGGGGCAGTGTTCTCCATGATGCATGCGAACTATTAATTAAAGAGAAATATAAAAACAGGGTTCAGAAAATTATTGATAGCGGTAGCATATCAAGCGACTCCGCTCTTATTAGATATTTAAAAATCAAAGGATACCAAGAGGGCTTAAGAGATGAGTATGATCACAAGGGCAATCATAATTTTGAAATGATTTGTGATATGTTGTATGTTGTTCTATCGAATGACTTTTATTGCGAAGGTTGGGATATAGATTACGATAATCTTGAGGTTAAATTCACACTGAGGAGCGAAGATCCAGAATACGTAATCCGTGGTTTGATTGATAAGCCAGCCCGAAGAGATGGAGTATACAAGATTTTAGACTACAAATCTAGTCAGTCTAAAAAATCTAAAAAAGATTTGGAAATGGAAATCCAAGCTTTGTGTTATATTTTGTACTGCATTAGAGGTTTGAAAGCTAAAGACGCTACGGTAGACTTTGTTTTTGCTCGATTCCCAGACGATCCGATAGACCGTATTGAAAATATATCTAAAAAAGAATTGCAAGGATTTGAACATTACTTGTCAGATCTATATTCTCATTTGAAAAACTTTGATAAAAGCAGAGCGGCAGAAAATCTCGCAGCAGATCAGGGATATATTAAAGATGGCGGATTCGAGGGAAAGGTTATGTGCGGATATGCTCAGTATGAGGGACACTCTTATCCAGAAACCCACAAGGATAAGGATAAAAGAGGGAAGCCTTATTACTGTTGCCCATATAAATTTTCATTCACTTATTATTCGCAAAGAGATATTGATGGAAATATTATAAAATCTAGTAAAAAGTTAGAAAATTTAGAAGAGGGCGGAAAATATTATATTACAGAAGAGTATCACGAGGGATGCCCCGCATTTAAATCGGTTTAGAATTCTCTATTGGGCGTAAAATCTGTAATATTAGTCATGAGAATCTTGTTTCTAATTTTAATATTAACTGGCTGCTCCACTAAAGAAGAGTCTCATAAAAATATTTATTTTTATGAACTCCCAGATACTGGCAGTATGGAGCCAGCACTGTCTGGCGGTGATATTATTTACTTAGACTACTCATTTGATTATAAAGACCTTAAAGTCGGAGATGTGGTAGCTTATTATGACAATAAATACGGTCTCAGCAACGGGATACTGCACAGAATTGTAAAAAATTCTCCGCCGAAAGAATGGGTGATTAAGGGGGATAACAACCCAAGCATCGACAAGTACAATCTTAATGAAGAAAGTTATTATGGGAAGTTAATTAGGGTTGATTTTAAATAATTATATTTGATCATCATTTTATGATTCTAGTCATAGGAGAAAATATTACAGATATATTCGTTTATTGCAGCTCAAAAAGGTTATCTCCAGAAGCCTGTTGTCCAGTATTGATTCCTGATAATAAAGTTTTAAATTCTGGGGGTGCTGGAAATGTTGTTGAGAATTTGAAATCTCTCAGAAACAAGGGTATTATCGGAATCCACCAAAAAAAAGAAATAACTAAAACTCGATATATTGTTGGCAACCAACATGTTATGAGGTATGATGAAAATGATAAGTGCGAAAACCTAAAAATTAAAGAACTTGAGGAGAGTCTATCAAAAAGGGGCTTAAGGTTGTCTAGATTTAAAGCAGTAGTAATCTCCAGCTACTCGAAAGGTTTCGTAACTCCTAAACTAATAAAGGATATAAGAAAAAAATATGATGGACTGATTTTTATTGACACTAAAGATAAGAAGGGTGACTGGTGTGAATTGGTAGATTTTATAAAAATAAATGACAAAGAGTGGTTTGAGAATTTTAATTCAAAATACGAAGGAAGTGCGAATATCTTCGTCACAAAAGGCTCCGAGGGGGTTGATTGGATAAATAAAAATGAAAACTTTAAGGTTGATCCTATTGAGGTTGCGGATTTTGTCGGAGCTGGAGATTCATTTTTCTCCGGATTTATTACAAAATACTTAGAGTCTAAAGATGTGAAAAAGGGTCTTGACTTTGCAAATAAGTGTGCTAGAGTATCGGTAAGTAAAAAGGGGGTAGTCTCCGTTAAAAAAGAAGAAATTGCTGAGGATTAAATAATCCCAACTCTGGTAAATATAAAATGAAATGCAGTAAATTTGGCACTAACCCAGAAGTTAGTAAGAAACTAAACATATCTTTTTGCTCTGGCTGTTTTGACGGTTCGTACTTGCATGATGGCCATAAACATTTAATAAGCAGGATGGTAGAATCTTCCAATTACCAAGTGATTGCGATAAATTCCGATGACTATATAAGAAGACACAAGAGGGAGCCAATTTGCCAACAAGACGAAAGAAAAAATCGACTATTAAAATTAGGGATTGACGAAGTAGTAATTTTCAATGAAGATTCGCCAATACAAATAATTAAAATGATTGAGCCTCAGAATATTTTCGTGGGAGATGATTATACTTTAGATCGTGTGGCTGGATATCCAGAATGTAAAGAGTGGGGAGGTGAAGTTCGAATAATAAGCCGAATAAACGGCATATCAACAACAAAGATAATTAATGAAATTGATTTATATTGACCTCGATGGAGTTTGCGTAGATTTCACCAAGAATGTTTCCGAAATGTTCAAGCTCACAGATACCCCAATACATTTGCCAGAAAATCTTGCTCCTTGGACTTACGAGGGTGAAGAGCGTCAGCGGTTAAATATTGTGATGGAAACATATAATTTTTGGGTAAACTTGGAGCCTTACCTGTGGTCTAGAGGTTTAGTTGAATTATGCCAAAAATACGGGGATGTTAGATTTCTGTCTAAAGCTCGCCCGAATTCTGGCTGCATGGCGGGTAAAATGGACTGGATTTTAAAATATTTTCCAGAAATGAAATACAAAACTATCTTGACAACTCAAGATAAGTGGGTATGCTCTAGCCCTAACAGTATTCTTATAGATGACGACCTTCGCCATAAAGACGGATGGACAAATGGCGGTGGGTATTATTATCACTGGGAAGAGTTAAAAGGATGCCAAGAAGGAAACACAATAGCAAAAAAAAGAATAATTAAATTGGAGAAAATTTTAAATGAGTAAAATTATGTTAGCCAAACCGAATATAGTTTATTATATTCCTGAAAAAACCTTGACAGCATATGAAGAGGGTAAAATAATCTTTAAAGATGGAGATAATGAGCTAAAATTAGAGGTTTGTGGCCGACTAGGAAACGGATTTAATATTATATTGCATGATTAAAAAACCAAAAATAGTAAATAAAGATTGGGGTCGCGAAATTCATTGGACTAATAATACTGATTATTGCGGTAAAACCTTAGAGCTGAAAAGTGGTCACTACTGCAGCCTTCATTCACATTGGAAGCGTGAGCATTTTTTGATTCATAGCGGTAACGTAAGATTAGCTTTGGAATTCGATGCGCTATCAAACGATGACAGATACAACATTGGAAAAATAAATTTTTTTGACTTAGTCGAGGGGGATTGTATTGAAATCCCACGCAGCTCTTGGCATTCTTTTTATGGAGTTACTGTTAGTCAAATTATTGAATTTTCAACTCCAGACGAAGAATCGGCAAGATTATTTGAAAGTGGATCCAATGATATTAAAAATTGGGAAAAATTAGTTTTAAAAACTAGAGAAAAATATAAATGAAAACAATATTAATAACTGGATCGGAAGGGTTTATAGGTTCTAGATTCTCAGAACTCAATAAAAATAAATATAGAATTTTTGATCTAAATAAATCACATGCGGGAAACTTATTTGAAAATAAATTATCCGATTTTGAATCTTTAGTTTGGTTCGACTGTAAAAATCACAAAACGTATGAATTTTCAGACATGGATGCGGTTTTTCATTTTGGAGCAGAAACGGATACCACTTCGAATAACACTCAAGAATATTTTAAATACAATTGTTTATTTACCAATCGTCTTATCGATGAATGCTCTGAGTACAATATTCCTTTAATATTTTCTTCCTCCGCATCGCTTTATGGATCTGGGAATAATATCCCCCTTAATCTTTACGCTTGGAGTAAGTGGGTAAGCGAAAAATATGGGGTTGAAAAAGCTAATAGAAAGCTTCAAGAAAATATAATAAACAAAAGAAAGTCATCGGTTAATAAATGGAGGTTCGCAGCCCTACGCTATTTCAATGTTTATGGTATCGGGGAACATAATAAAAACATTAAAATGACATCACTTGTATATCAAAATCTTAAAAATAGTAAGATTCAGTTATTTACTGGAAAGCCTACTAGGGATTTTGTATTCGTAGATGATATAGTATCAGCTAACGTTCACGCTTTTGAGACCAAGCAGTCTGGAGTATTTGATGTGGGTTGCTCCTCCCCAAGAAGTTTCGAGGACATCGCGAGCTGCCTAGGTGCTGAAGTGGAATATATAGAGAACCCCATAAAAAGCCAGTATCAGTTTTACACATGTGCCGATAGAACAAAAATGCTTGACAATTGGTCTGCCAAGTATAATTTAGAGAGTGGAATTAAAAAAATGAAGGAGTATTATAATAAATGAGTTTAAACTTTTACCAAACCTGCCCGACAATTGATCAAGGAATCGCTGAATGCAAAGATATTATTGAAAACTATCTGGATGATATGGTGAATGACATAAATCCCGCACTTTATTCCGCCGAAAAGGGTAAAGATAAAAATAACATCGTTGACTCTTTCAGAGATATGATGTATAACGATATAGAGCATATTTTTGAAAGTGTTAGAGAAACAAATGTCCAGATGAGGGAAGTGGCTGATGATCAAATTCGTAATTTAGAATACGAAGTTGATGAGATTAGCTCTGAATTGGAAAATTTGAAAATCGAATACGAGCAAGCTCAAAAACAAATTATAAATTTAGAAATTGACGGGGAAGGTATTTTTAATGAATTTTAAATAAACTTATATGATAAAAAGAGATACGGGACAAAATTTACTTAGGTATAATTGTAATAATTATAGGTTTTTATGCTATGATTATGAGACTGAGTCGCTGTGTCTTTCTGGCAATAACAAGCCTTGGGAGGTGGGCTACATAACTGTAGAAGGTGGTAAAATTACTTCTGAACACAACCGTACCATCTGGTGGGAAGATTTAAATATTTCTGATGATGCTGCCAGAATTACTCGTTTCAATTATGAAAATTACAAAAAAAGTTCAGAAGATCCTAATTTAGTTCTTGATCAATTTGAAAACGAGCTTTATGATCCAAAGACTATTAATATTACTTATAATGGTTTGAATTTTGATATGTATCTGCATCAGCTATGGAGAAAGAAGCTTGGTAAAGGGATTGATTGGACTTTCTTGCCTCGCTCCATTGATATTCTTGTCCTGTCTAGAGCTTATCGTATGGAGATGGAACCGCCAGAGGATTGGGAGGATTTTTTCTGTTGGCAATTCAAATTGGCAAACTATTTTAGTGACAATAGAACAAGATCTTCTCGAAAATTGCCAAGCTGCACTTTGAAAAAGATGTGCGATGAACTTGACATTGAATTCGATGATGGACAAGCACATGGAGGACTCTACGATGTGCATAAAACTTGGGAAGTCTTCAAACAGCTTATTAGAAAGATGGAAATAACAACTAAACATCTAAATATCTAAAAGCGACAATAATCTAAGAAAGTAAAAAACTAGTTGACAATATAATAGAGCGATGCTACTATTATTTGTACGACTTAAAACAAAAACAAAAACAAAACAGAAAAATATAATTATGGCAAAAAAATCATTTAAACTAGAAGACGTAGAATTTGTATGCGATAAAAACCAGCTTGAATCCGAAAAGAGACAGGCTGTGATTAATGACCTTAAAGCTATGCTTGAGGAAGAAGAAGAGCAAGAAGAAGTTGAAAAGGTAGAATACAAGATCGCTGGCTTATTCCCAGATGGAGAGGGTTATGATAAAATTCCTCTTGAAGATAGGGTAATAATTCCTATTAAATTGCCAGTAGAATTTGATACTTCGACCTTACAAGACTGTATGGTAGCGGCTGCAACGAAACACAATGAAAGTCGTAGGGCTAAAAAACAAGGTAAAATTTTTACACTTAATGACCTGCTAACAAAGGCAACAAAAAAGAATTTGACCGAAGAAGGAATTAAGGTTCAATGTGACGCTCGTTTTGAAATTGTGCCTTGCAATCCTCAGCTTATTGAAGAAAAATAGATTATAACCTAAATGATTTATTTATTCTCTAGTGCCAACTCTCTCAACTCAATTCTTACCATTGATAAAAAATCAAAGGAGGGCGGTAGCGATTCTATTTTTCAGCTTGCAAAGGAAAATAATATAGATCAGGTATTTTTAATTGAAAAAAATCCATCTTCTTTCCCTCAAGCACTTAGTAACGCCACAGAATTGGGGCTACAGCTCGTTTACGGGTTATCGTTGACAGTCTGCGAAGACTCGGACGATAAAGAGTTAGAATCGATTTCTACGGAACATAAAATGGTTTTTATCGCCAAGACTGGCGAGGCATATAAGAACATCCTAATGAAATTATATAGTGACGCTGCAACAAGGGGAAACTATAACGGGTTGCCAAGAACAGATTTTGATCGTATCAAAGAGTTCTGGGGAGAGGATATGTTGATGATGGTTCCATTTTATGATAATTTTCTACATAAAAACTTATTCTCTTTCGGGAATTGCTTGGTAAAATTTCATGAATATAACCCTACGTTTTGCGTTGAATATCATGAGCTACCACTAGATAGGATGATGGCTATTAAAATAAAGGAATATTGCAAGGAAAATAACTATGACTATATCAATAGCCATAGCGTAAGATATAAGAGCGAGGAAGATATTGATGCATACTTGACTTATAGATGTATTCAGAATAAAAGTAGTATTCAATGCCCAAATCTTGAGGGCTTTTCTTCAAATAAATTTTCACTAATACGTGGTTAAAGATACAGAATTTTTAAGTCAATTTCAAAATTATTCCGATACTTATAATATCCTTGGGGTTAGAATCCCACAGGTAAATATAGGCAGTTCATATGCTAAGAAATTTGATTTAGATTTGTCAAAAGACGAGCATGAGATTCTTAGACAGCTTTGCCTACATGGATATAAAAAATTAAATATTGATTCTCTTCCAAATAAAAACATTTATAGGGATCGTGTAAAATTTGAATTAGAAACTCTTAAAAAACTTGGGTTCACTCGTTATATTCTCATGGTATGGGATCTCATTCAGTGGTGCGATGAAAATAAAATTGCCAGAGGCTGGGGTCGTGGTTCTGTTGCTGGAAGTCTTGTATCCTATCTGATAGGTTTAACTGCGGTTGATCCAATTAAATATGATCTAATTTTTGAACGTTTTATTAATGAGTCTCGCGCACAATCAAAAATCATTGACGGGGAGCAATATTCGGATGGCAGCACTGTTCCAGATATTGACTTTGATGTTTGCTATCTTAACCGTGGTCGAGTAGTTCACGAATATCTAGGGGCTAAATATCCCAATAAGACTGGCCACATATCCACTCTTAATACGCTTTCTACAAAGCTAGTCCTTAAAGAGGTCTGTAAGAAATATGGAGGCTATGACGAAACTCAAGCCAACCGTCTTTCTAATATGATTGATAGCGATGCGGGGAAGCTTGATTGTCTCAAAGATACTCTAGATAAAAATGATCAGTTTAAGGATTGGGTGGATAAAAATCCTAAAATATATAATATATGTTTAAAACTTTCTGACCTACCGAAAAACTTCGGTCTTCATGCGGCTGGTATTATTGTATCATATGATGAAATTTTCAATTCTCTTCCACTTGAAGATAGGGACGGAACAATAACTTCATCTTATACAAAGGATGACGTTGCTGAACAGGAAATCAAGCTTGATGCTCTGGGATTAAAAACTTGCACAATTATTTATGAAACTGCAAAAGAGGCTGGCTATGATTTAAATAATTTCGACCCTAATGATCCAGAGTTGTATAAGCTCTTTGAAACATTCGATTATAGCTATGGAGTTTTCCAGCTAGACGGGGATACTGCTTGTAGAGTAACGAAAAAGGTTCAGCCGAAAAATCTTTCAGACATTTCTGCTATCTCCGCCATCGCTAGACCGGGGGCGTTAGCTTTTTTGGATGACTTTTTAGAATCGAGAAAAACTGGCAAAATTAAGTCTATTTATCCACCTATTGACAAAATTCTAGCTAATACTTTTGGTGTTATTCTTTATCAAGAGCAAACAATGAAAATTGCTCACGAAGTTTATAAATTTTCGCTTGTAGAGGCTGATATTCTAAGAAAAATTATTGGAAAAAAGCAGCTTGAAAAGGTTAAGGAATGGGAAGAAAAAATTAAAGAAGCTGGCAGAGAACAGGGCATTCCAGAAGATGCGACTCAAATTTTTTGGGAAACCGTTCAAGCATCTGCAAAATATCAATTTAATGCCAGTCACTCATACTCCTATGGATATATCAGCTGCCTCTGTGCTTATTTAAAAACTAAATACCCTGCGATCTTCTTCAAGAACTGTCTTATGCTTGCTCGTTCATTTCAAGATAGTGAGGCGCGTATCATGAAGATATGTAAAGAGCTTCCATTTTTTGGCATCGAACTTAGGCCGCCAGATCTTATTAAATCTGAAGAAGACTTCTCTGTTGACGGCAATGTAATTCGCTATGGAATTAAGTCAATAAAATCCGTTTCAGAAAAAACTCTTATAAAACTTAAAGAGTTCAACTCAGTTCAGACAAATAAATTCCAATTATTCGAAGCGGCAAAGGAATCTGGCATTAATATTAGGATTCTGTCTAACCTTATTAAGGCTGGGTGCTTGAGTTATTTCGGAGATAATAGAGGGCTTCTTACTCTTGAAGCTGCGAGTTGGAATGCTCTAACAGACTCTCAAAAAACTAAAATATCTAAATTTGGTGAAAAATATGATTATGATCTATTGAATATTTTACTTGATATTAAAGATGGTAAGCTTCTTAGCGATGGCAAAGAAATTATCTCACTCAAAAGGCGCAAAACCAAAACGGGAGAAAAATCTTCTTGGGATACTTTTTATAGCAAATATTTGCCACATAAGGCAGATTGGAATAGCTACGCTAAGCATGTAGATTTCTACAATTATTATTATGAGCAAGATATTCTTGGTTTTGCATATAGTAAAAAGTTGTTTGAAATATTAGAGCCAGAATACAAGGGTATCATTCATCTTGGGGATTTGGAGGATGCGGTAGAAGATTCTATCGTAACGTCTTGTGGGATAGTACAAGAAGCGAGTGTTGGTAAGACTCAAAAAGGAAATAAAAAACTTACTCTTACAATAGGCGATGAATATGGTCAAAGCAGGGTGCAGGTTTTTAACTTTAATCGATTTGACAAAGCGACTAGAACAACAGAGTTTCATGGTAATGTTGATGATTTAAAAGATGATTACGGCAGACTTCCAGAAAAGAAAGATGTTATTGTTTTTAGAGGAACAAAAAAGACTGATACTGTTTTTGCTGATAAAATCCGCATTTTAAACTTAGATTTCAAAGAAAGTCTTGACAAGTAAGAGAAAAGCTTCCATCCTCACGACCATGAAAGAAATACAGAAATTACAAAAAGATAAAGTAATTATCAAAATAAAAATGGAAGGAGACTTATGTTGGCCTGAAAATAATAAAGCTACGTTTCAGCACTGCACAAACGGTGCGAGCGCAGTAAGTGAGCTTCAATTAGCCAAACTTAATGAAGTTTTTGCTTTACACGGGGTTGAATTATATTATTAATTATATGCAGAAATTAAAAATAAATAAAGAAATATATAGATTTGAAGTCGGAGGCAATTCGGTTTTAATTAAATTCCCAGATGAATCCTCAAGATTGATAAATAAAAAAAAGATTAAAGGATATTCTGATCCAAATAAATTCAATAAAATTCTTGACAAGGGGGAGTATTGGGATATAACTAGCAAAGAAGTAAGTAAATACATTAAAGAAATTTTAACAAAAACTGTTTAACAATAAAATATGATTGATCGCAAAAGAATTCTAAAAAACTTTTTCCAAGTTAAAAAAACGTCCAAATATCGCTGGCATGGAGTGCCAACTTGTCACGAAGAAAAAAAACAAAGGTCGAAGCGAAAAATTGAATTGTCACCAAATGACATTTTAATTCCATCTGCGAATAATAAATTCTGGAATAAGATTAATAAAAACGGAGCGGCTAATATCGAAATACCAGCCAATCACCTAATTAGGGTTGATAATTCTATTCTATTTGACAACATCTACTATAGAAACGGGATTGCTCCCCAAAGCTCGTAATTTGTGTAATAATGACTGTGGCGATTAAAAAAATAAAATCTATCCCCAAGAGTATGCTTCCGAAATACAAGATGATAGCCGAAGAGTGCTGTTATACAAAAATAAAAGGAACTCTTAAAGAAACTGAGTTTCATTTTGCAAATAAAGAAGACGCAGACTTTTTTTTAAGAATATTAAAAAGTCTATTAGTTTTTAAAAATAAAATTTAATTACAAATACTTTTTGTAAAAATACAAATATGGAAAAATACGAAACTAAAAAATTTGACTCTTTTTCAGAGTTAAAAGCTCTTTGGGCTGAACTGTCAGACAGCTTTAAGGAATTAAAGCTTTCACCATCTTATTCCTTTAAGGGGTATAGAAAAGGATCTTTTAAAAGTTATTCTATAGCTTTTCTGCCTAAAAATCATAGGGAAATTAAAGGATTAAAAGAACTTCGCAAAAAAGTAGAATTATTTAAGATTAACTGTTAAAGACCTTCTCTAAATTCCATGTAAAATGTAATAATATGAGTGGGAATCGAGAATAAAATTTATAAAGCGGAAAATGAAGTTTTTGAAAATGAGAGAATCTTTACTGAAACTCAAATTAAAAAATTTTTCTTCTTGATTGTTTGCGATAATTGGTTTAAAGATAGATATGGAACTGGATATAAAATGTACAGCATTGGCCCAAATTTTTTTGACGCTTCCTACGGATGTTATAAAGAAATATATCTACTTGAAAATGAACACTTTACAGAAAGCACTGTTTGTCATGAATTAATGCACTCCTGTAAACATGTAAGGGGAAATCCTCATGGCAAAGCTTGGCAAAAAAGATACGTAGAGATGGTTAAAAGATACATTTCTATTGAAATGGGTGAAGAATTGGAGGAAAAGTTTTCTAAAATAATTTAATATATTATTATGGAGTTATCTAAAATACTAAAAGACGAGGCATGGTTAGAGGGTGAAAGGCAAAATAAGGCTGTATCATTGGCTGATCCTGTAATTTTTGATAGATCTGTTGAAATTTGGAAGAAATTTTATGAAAATAATAAAAAAAATTATTTGGCGTTGGAAAATACAAAGGAAATTTAACAAAATATATGAAGTTTATATTAACAATTCCGATATTTTTCACCCCAAAGAACAAGAGTCTATCCGAACTATTAAAAATTTATTCAACTTTTTCCTAAATAGAAATAGTTGGGAAAGAAATAAAGATAAGATCGAAAATCAAGTTGAAAAACTTAATATTAAAATAAACTACAGGATAAAAAACACAAAATGGAAATTCTAATAATAACATTTGTACTTCTTCTTTTATTCGGGGATCAGTAATGGATACTGGCATACAGTTTACCGAGATACCTATGATTGAGAAAATTACTCAAGATGAAAAGTGGTTGCTTGGTGAAATCCGTGGCACTGAAATAAGTGACTACGACCCAGAATTAACAAATAGGGTTATAGATGTGGTTTTAAGATACGGAGCGGAAATGAGAATGATTGCTAGTGGTAAAAAATAGCTTGACTTTAAAATTTCTTCATTCATTATGACAGGCAATAAAAAGCACAAATAAAAAGCACAAATAAAAGCACAAATAAAAACACAAATAAAAACACAAATAAAAACACAAATATGAAAGTCAAAAAAATGATTCAAGAAACAAACGGTAAATTTTTTACTGTTAATTTTGTTAAAAAAAACGGAAACAACCGACACATGGTTGCTCGACTTGGGGTAAAAAAATACCTCAAAGGCGGAGAAAACCCTGCTAAAAACCAAGACAATTTGATTGTGGTTTTTGATATTCAAAAGGGTGCATATAGGATGATAAATCTGGATACTTTAATTAGTTTTAAATGCGGCAAGAAAATATATAACCATTATTGTAAATAGTTATTGACTTTCTCCAATCCATACCAATCATCATAAATATGAAAATTTTAATTGCTTGCGAATCCTCTGGAGTTATTCGTGATGCCTTTCGAGCAAAGGGTCATGAAGCTTATTCCTGTGATATTATTGATACAGGTCACGAATATCATATTTGTGATGATGTTTTAAATATTTTAGATCAAAATTGGGATATGATGATTGCCCATCCTCCTTGCACTTATCTTGCATCTAGTGGGATGCACTGGACTACTCGCGGTTTTCGTGATCCTCAACTCACTGAAGACGCTCTTGAATTCGTTAAAAAGCTTATGGATGCCCCAATTGAAAAAATCGTAATTGAAAACCCGATTAGTATCATTTCTACTCGCATCCGCAAGCCAGATCAATATATTCAACCTTACGAATTTGGGGAAGACGCTAGTAAAAAAACTTCTCTTTGGTTGAAAAATCTTCCAGCATTAAAGCCTACAAAATATATAGAGCCGCGAATCATAATTAAAAATGGAAAAGAATATAAGAGATGGGCAAATCAAACTGATTCGGGACAAAATAAACTAACTCCCTCTCCAGATCGGTGGCAAGAAAGATCAAAGACTTATCAAGGGATTGCGGAAGCAATTGTAAATCAGTGGGGATAGAACATATTGGATAAAAACGCTTGACTTCTAATAAATTATAAACAAAGTAACGAACATGAAAATCTTATCTCTATTCGACGGCATTTCTTGCGCTCAAATCGCTCTAAATAAACTTGGCATTAAATATGACAATTATTTCGCTAGTGAAATTTGCAAAAACGCCATTAAAGTTACGCAGGATAATTATCCAGACACAATCCAATTAGGTGATGTGACAAACTGGAAAGACTGGAAATTGCCAAAGATTGACATGATTTTTGCGGGTTTCCCTTGCCAATCATGGTCTAAGGCAGGATTGCAAGGTGGATTTAAAGATGAGCGTGGCAAGCTTGCTTATGTCCTCGCAGATATTTTTCGTCACTTAAAAGAGCAAAATCCTAATTTAATTTTCTTGTTTGAGAATGTAGAGATGGGGAAAGAAAAGTTAAATGATTTAAATGAATTGTTTGGCTGTGAGGGGGTTAAAATCAACTCTTCATTATTAACTGCTCAGAGACGTGGTCGAGTCTACTGGACAAATTTAAAAATTGATTCAATAGAAGATAAGCAAATTAAATTTCAAGATATCCTTGATGATGGCTTAGCTGAAAAAGAAAAAGCATATTGTATTAAACTTTGTCGTGGAAACGCGAGAGATTATTTTAAGAAAAAGCAAACTAATATTGTTTTCTGCCCAAATAAACATGGCAAATACAAAGTGGAAAATGGCCTTGTCTCTATGACTTTTCCAAAAGGTAAAGACTCAAATGAATTATTTACTTTTAAATGTGCTATTCCAGATGGAAATTACGACGTCAGACCTCTTAATAGAAATGAAGTAGAGAGACTGCAAACGATCCCCCAAAACTATACTAATACAGTAAGTGTATCTACTGCCCACAATCTAATGGGTAATAGCTGGACTGTTGATGTAATTTGTCATATTTTGAAAAATGTTAAGTAAAATCTGGAGAATATGGGCTAAATCTATAGGAGAAAAAGCAACTTCAAAAAAAAATGAATCAGACGTTGTCGCAATCATTAGAACCTTTATCTTCTTAACCTATTTAATTACTAATTTTTTTATTATATCTGGCGTAATAAGACATTGGTAAAGAATATTTTTATTGACTTCTGTAAATATACCATCAAGATCTGAAATATGAATAACGAATATATCAAAAATAAATTAATGAAACTGGTTTTGGAGGGTAAAATCCAAGAATCACAAGCAGAAGATATTTATGAATTATATCTTGAAGAAATTGATGATACTTCTATCGAAACCGCCATAGAACTTACAGAGCAGGACATCGAAGAATCGATTGAGAATAATGTTTGACAAGGTGTGTTTTTAAAATTAATGTCTTGACATCCAAATAAATACAAACAACATAAAAAAATGATTAAAAAAATGATTAAAAAACTAGATAGAGAAAACCTACCGATTCTTCGCTCAGAAATTGATATAGCGTTACAGCCAATAGCTGATAAATACGGTATTAAGCTTAGTGCTGGCAATGTTTCCTTCTCGGATTTTAGTGCTACATTCAAACTGGAAGTGGCAACTGCTCAAGATGGTAATTTTATCACTAAAGAGGGTCAAAACTTCCTCGATCATGCAAAATATCTTGGATTATCTAAGGACTTTTTAAATAAAGAGTTTGATTGGTTCGGCAGTAAATATATTCTTACTGGATATAAGCCTCGCTCTAGCAAATATCCATTTATTGCGAATAAAATTTCAGATGGTCGCTCATATAAGCTTCCTAAAACCGCAGTAAAGGCGGAATATTTTAAAGAATTAGTTTAAATTTAATAAAAATTATTAATTTGTTGACTTTTGTAATTTATAACTCATCTTGGGCTTATGAAACACAAAAAGCAGAGAACAAATTTTAGTTGCGTATATGCTACCCTTTCTATGATCCTCGGAGGTGATGAGGAGTTTTATTATAGAGCAATTGCTAAAAAACAAATTAAACAATTAAAATGTGGCAAACGCAAATACGGAAGCGGAACATATGCGGAAAATACTTCTGAATTTTTAACTAAATATAGCTATGAGCATAAATTAATTAAGCTTAATAATAAAATTAATTCAATTTTTTGGCTAAAACAATTATCCTATCGCTTCCCTATTTACGTAGACGGGATCTTTATCAGAAAGGGCGAGCGGGGCAGACCCAGAAAAGATTGCCATGCATTTGCTGTGTGCGAGGGTAAAATTTTTGATCCAGCCGAAGATTTTGAACTTGAATTTGAATCTTGCTCTCACTACTCTGAGATGATTGTTCAAAATGTTATCCCTGTTTTTAGGGAAAATGAAAATTACGGTAAAGGAATTAATATAAATTAAGCCTTGACTTAACACAATCTATAACCACTATCTAAACCATGAAAAACATAGACCAAGTAAAAAGCCGCATCCACAAGCTTTTAAACATGACAAAAAGCGAAAACGAGAACGAAGCTAAAATTGCTCTTGTTCAAGCTCAAAAGCTTGCCATGACCTACCAGCTAGATCTTGAAGATGCGATAGAAGAACCTAAAGAAGATGAGTTTGATCAAAAAAATGCCTTTGATTGGGAGCGTGAACCAGTAATCTGGAAACACGTTGTTCATATTTTGCAAGGCTATTATAATGTTACTGTAATTTATTTCCCTAAGTATAGGGGTAAAAGGGTTTCTTTTATCGGACGCAAATCTGCGATAGAAAATGCTGAGGTTGTATCGAACTATCTGCTTCGCACCTTTGATCAATTATGGAAGAATTATAAAACAGAAAATAATCTTTCCAATCGAGACAAGTATTCCTATCTCTCTGGGCTGGAAAGGGGCGTAAAAGATAAGCTGAGAGAAAGCAGGACTGATACTGTCAAAGAAAGGGCAAAAGAGCTTACGGGGGCTGTTTCTGAAGAAAAATTAATTGAAAAATATAATCTTGCGCTCAAAAGGGAAGACGAAAAACGAGATGATTTTCTTAGCTCTCTTTACCCTAGACTGGGAAAATCTTCCAATAGAAGTTCAAACTTTGGATTTAGCTCCAACGTAGCAAGTGATGGCTTCCAAGCTGGGCGGAATATAAATATCGGAGGTAAGGTCGCTGGATACTTGGGATAAAGCTTGACGTAAAATAAAAACTATGATACCATAACAAAATGGCTAAACCAGCACAAACAACAGAGATAGACGAGGCTCGCAGGATATTGGGAATGCTTGAGAGCGTAACTAATCCAGAAGAATATAAAAAAATCTTTGGGATTAAAGACAAAGACGTCGAAAAAATGAAAGAACTTATTTTAAATAAAGGCAAATCGAAAAAGAAACTTTTTACTGAAAGGGAGGAAAAAAATGGAAACTAAATTTATGGACTGGACAATATCCAGCGAAAAATCAGAAAACGGCGGGTTGAATTTTTATCTTGACAACAATAGACAATCTGCATCGCTTGAATGTGCTGCGGAAAATGGGGTTGATTCAACATTTGATGAAGCTATACCTAAAAAAGTAATTGACTTTGCGCTCCATTGGGCGGATAGGGTTGATAAAGAAGGCGGGTGGGTTGAAGCCTATGGAGAATAAATTTACTGCTCGTTTAAAAAATAGCTTGACTTAACTAAAAACAAAAAACATAATTGAAATCATGGAACTAACAGAAGAAAAAAAATTCGATCTATTAAAAGAATCTAGTGGACACTTCCTTACTGAGATTATCCCAGATACTTGGTGGGATATGTCTGAAGAAGAGCAAAACTGCTTCTTAAATGAACACGCTTGCGAACATTACGAAGCGGTTTGCTACGATGAGGTATGGGATTATATTGAAACCCTTTATGATTCTATGGTAGTATTTATTGGAAAACTTTAAAAATAGGCTGAGCTTGATAATAAACTAAATAATAAAAGATGCCTTCTATTAAATATCGCAAAATATATTAGTAATAAAAGGAAGAATTTAGATTTAAAACCTATCGTAAGCAAACCAGAATGAGCTACAAATAATTTGTAAAACAAACGAGGGAGGTAACTAGACTTTTAAGGTCTAAAACCTTACAGAGCTTTACAGACAGATATAAGCCTTAACCCTAATGAAATAAGGGTATAAGAGATAATAATGTATAGGAATAAATAAGAGGAATATATAGGTAGGTAATGATAAGTAAGATAGGGGGGTATTAATAGAATATTATTATATTTATGAGTTATTATTATGGTTTG